AGTTTCTCATCTTCACCTGCTTTAATTGATACAGTTACTTGGACTGGTTCAACTGCGGTAGCACAAACTTCTGATGCTGGTATGTCTGGTTATGAAGCGGCAAAGGTAACATATGATGCTACTACTGAATACGACCTAACGGTTGCTGGCTCAACTTGGTTCTCTGCCACTCTATCAGCCACAAACGGGTATGACAAAGCATTCCCAGGTGGTGTATACAGTGCTGTATTAGTTGCTGAGTGTATCGCTAAGTAATATGAATAATAGTGGAGTCACAATATTAATATGCGTTGCATTTTTCATTGCAGGGCTAGTATTGACAGTTGACGCGAAAGCACATGAGATGACTCCAACTTATCCTAAATTTGAATCCTCATTTATTTCAGGTATTCAAAAAACTAAGATGAGATTATTCAATAGACGAAGTGATGTTTCATATTACGAAATAGGGGTATTTGATTCTGAATGGGAACCAGTACCCTTCGTAACAACGTATAAGATAATGAAAATGGATTATCTTGAAACGGTGTCATTTGATTTATACATTAATACTAAAGACTTGAGTAATTCAACATATATTTGTTCTAAGTCTAAACTAATTAAGAGTGATGTTATATCAACAGGTATAGCATCTAGGATTTGTTCTAAGATAAAATGAGATACTTCTTTATATTAATGATGTTAAGTTTAAATGTGAATGCTAATAATGCATTGTCTTTACAGTTACCCTCTATGACAAATAGCTATGCATCTGATAAGTTTAGAGCAGGTAATTTAGATTGTTCTAATGCTATTGGTGGTACAATGAATATGGAGTTTGGTATAACAGGTATTGTTAATAATGCTCAAACACCATTTAGTTCTGATGATCCAGATAATCCTACAACAAAGGATTTGGGTTTATATGCAAGGATAGTAATACCATTGAATGCTCCAAAGGAACGTATAAACTGTAACACGTTATACCAATTGGAACTTAGAAAGAAACGATTAGAAGTGGTGAAGTTAGAACAAGAGTTGAAGAAACTTAGAAGATTACAATTCGAGAATTAATATGTCAGACCTAAGCAAAGACTTAAATAAAATTGATGCAATTAAGGATAAGTTCGCCAACGGTGAATTTAGTATCCTTGGTTATAAACTGACCCCTACACAATTAGGTATGGCATTCGCTGTATTATCTACAGTGATGGGTACGTTGTATGGTGGATTCACTATGTATCAGAAGATTGAAGGTATTGCTAACTTAGATGTTGGTGCTTATCAAACTCAAATGGATTTGATGGATGCTAAGATTGAAAGTACATTGGATTATACAAGAGATATCAAAAACGGATTACGTGATGATATTAGTAGAATTGAAAAGGTATCGGATAGAACAGAAGATGATGTTAATGCTTTAGAGGATAAAGTACGAGATATGATTGATGATGCTGAAGTACGATTTGAAACTAAACGTGACCAATTAAGGGCATCTAATAAAACAGACATAAAAGAGTTGGAGGATAGGTTAAATGCTAAGGTACAACGAGCATTAGACAATCCTCTTGCAAATTAATATGGAAGGGGTAGCACTTTTGCCATATATAAATGGTGAATTACTCATGGCGACCTGTGATTGGGCCCCATTTATGTATTGTTGTTAGGCAAGGAGTAAGAGAGTATGAATATGGAAGAAGAAAAGAAACTAGATCATCAAATTGCAGAAGAAAGCATGGACAATAGTTGGAAGGATGAAGCAATAGTAATTGTATTCTCTTTCCCTATTGTCATGAACTTTCTAGCCCCTATCTTTAGCGAGGTAACTCTTGCTCAGGCGTGGGAAAACTTAGGCAAAGCACCAGAATGGTACACTACTATCGTAGGCATACTAGTACTAGTGATCTTTGGACTAAAAGCAGTAGTGTACAAAGTAGCTGATAAGCTGCTAGATACACCTAAGAAAACTACTTGCAATTGCAAGAAATAGGAGAGAATATATGTTTGGATTACCAATTGAAGCAATAAGTATGTTAGGGTCCACCGCAATGGGTGGACTAATGAAGATGTGGGGGCAGGCGCAGGCTGATAAAGCTGAGCAACATAAAATGTTAATGCAGTCTAATCTACAAGTAGAGAAGGGCGTTAATAATGCACGTCAGATGCAGAACCCTAATGCAGCCTGGATTAGGCGCTTCATAGTTATTATGAGTTTAATGGCAGGGATCGGAATTGTATTCCTGGCCCCTATTCTGGGGATTCAAACCAATGTACCTATTGAGATTACAGAGGGGGTTAAGTTCCTATTTATAGATACTACACATACTGTAACTGAGTACATTACTTTACAGGGGTTTGTAACCCCAGAGTGGCTACCTGTAGCTATTATGAATATTATAGGCTTTTACTTTGGGTCAGCCGCAATGAAGAGATAATAAATGTTAGAGATTAGCAGAGATGATATTAGTGCCGAAAGTATTCAAACTTTCGACAAAGCAGATAGGTTTATTAAATTACCTATAGATAGTTACATGGAGTTACTAGGGATTCAACCGATTAGGTCCCAGGTAGCCCTACTTAATGCAGTTAACAACCCTAAGTATAGGTTTATTGTTGCTGCACTATCTCGACGCCAGGGCAAAACATATATATCAAATATTATAGGGCAGCTATCTGCCTTAGTTCCTGGTACTAATATCCTGATAATGAGTCCCAACTACTCACTTTCTCAAATTTCATTCGATCTACAGCGTAGCCTGATCAAACATTTCGATCTTGAGGTAACTCGAGACAATGCGAAGGATAAAATTATTGAACTTTCCAATGGCTCTACTATTCGTATGGGCTCTGTGAATCAAGTAGATTCCGTGGTTGGTCGTTCGTATGATTTGATTATCTTCGACGAGGCTGCATTATCAGACGGCTTAGAGGCATTTAATGTTGCTCTTAGACCTACTCTTGACAAGCCAAATTCCAAGGCTATTTTCATATCTACACCTCGTGGTAGAAACAACTGGTTCGCAGACTTCTATCATCGAGGTTTTAGTGAAGAATTCACGGACTGGGCTAGTATACATGCTACATACCATGAAAATCCCCGTGTAAGTGCTAAAGATATTGAAGAAGCTAAAAAGGGAATGTCGAAGGCTGAATTTTCACAGGAGTACCTTGCGGACTTCAACCAGTTTGAGGGACAGATTTGGGACTTCGATTTCGAGAATTGTGTAGAGGACCTAGAGGATCTAGATGTTAGCAATATGGATGTGTTTGCAGGTCTCGATGTCGGATATAGAGACCCTACTGCCTTTTGTGTAATGGCTTACGATTGGGAAACAGAGCTATATTATCTTGTCGACGAATACATGGAAGCCGAGAAAACTACTGAGCAGCATGCTGAAGTTATTCGAGATTTAATAGAGAAGTGGGACATCGATGTCATTTACATTGATTCCGCCGCGCAGCAAATGCGGTGGGACCTGGCTCAAGACTACGATATTTCGACGGTCAACGCTACAAAAGATGTTTTGGCGGGAATCTCCTCGGTGGCTACAATAGTAGAGAACAACCAACTTATAGTAGATCAGAGATGTAAAAAGTCCTTAGCTTCCTTGGATCAGTATCAATGGGATCCAAATTTGAATTTACTAAAGGAGAAGCCCGTTCATAACATGGCTTCGCATATGGCGGATGCTCTTAGGTACAGTTTATATACCTTCGTAGCTGCGTACGTTACCTTTTGATTAAGGACACCGGAAAAATATGTCTTGACTTTTTGCTCCAACACAAGTATAATTACTGTATAAAAATTAGAGATATAAGAAAAATACTTGATTATTCAAGGTTAATTATATGACAGAATTAAAGAGGGACATAGTAAAGTATGTCCGTGACCGCGCTAAGAGCGCATACGATAAAGACTCTGAGTGTAAAATATGTGGCAGTACTGAGGAATTAGACTTTCACCACTTTTATGGAATGACTGAGTTATTAGAGAAATGGTTGAAAGAGAACGGAATTACTATTAATACTGTAGATGACATCATGGGAGTTCGTGACAGATTTATTGAAGAGGAGCACGCGAAAGTGTACGACGAAACAGTAACCCTCTGCCATACGCACCATCTGAAACTTCACAGTATATATGGTAAGAAGCCTAATCTGACTACCGGCCCAAAGCAAGAACGTTGGGTACAAAAACGTAGGAAAAAAGAATATGGGACTATTTGATAAGTTTGTATCAAAACTAAATCCAGCACAGCCTGATATACACGGATCTGAAAGCTCTTCAGCATCGACGAAACCGTGGAGAAGATACAACGTAGCATACAAAGAAGTAGAGGTAGTTAACAGAGGTATTAACCTTATTGTAGACGCCGCAGCTTCAATTAACATAGATGTAGGAGATAAGTTACCCTTCGCAGGGAACGCTCTTCTTAGAAAGAACAAAATTGACCAGTTGATAAATTATCAACCGAACCCTTACCAGGATAGTAGTACGTTTAGACGCGCTATATTCCTAGATTTTATTACTGAGGGTAACATATTTATGTACTTTGATGGAGCACACTTATACCATCTACCCGCACAGAACGTAGAGATTATATCAGACAAAAAAACTTTTATTAATCACTATAAGTACGAGCAAAAGAAATTTAAGCCAGAAGAGATAATTCATATAAAGGAGAACTCTGCAAACTCTATCTTTAGAGGGGACTCCAGACTGTCCTCAGCTACAAGGTCATTAGATACACTAGCTAAAATGCATGACTTCCAAGATAACTTCTTTAGCAACGGCGCAGTACCAGGACTTGTAATAAAAAGTCCTAATACATTATCTGCCAAAGTTAAAGAAAGATTACTAGAATCTTGGATCAGAAAGTATAACCCTAGATCAGGAGGCAGAAGACCTCTAATCTTAGATGGTGGACTAGAGTTAGATACTATAAATCAGAAGTCGTTTAAAGACTTAGATTTTGAAGACGCAGTTACTGCGCACGAGACTAGAATCCTAAAGGCATTAGGAGTTCCTCCTATCCTTCTAGACTCCGGTAACAATGCTAATATAAACCCGAATCTGCGACTATTTTACTTAAGTACAGTACTTCCAATAGTACGAAAGTTAGTAGCAGGTTTAGAAAGGTTCTTTTCGTATGACATGGAAATTGTTGTGCAAGGTGTAGAAGCCCTAAGACCTGAACTTAAAGATGAAGCCCAGTACTACTCAGCACTAGTTAATAATGGAATTATGACGGGTGCCGAGGCAAGAAGTAGGCTTAGACTTGAGGATATATCGGATCCTGAACTAGAAAAAGTTCGAATTCCGGCAAATGTATCTGGCTCAGCATCTGGTGTCTCAGGTCAGGAAGGTGGGGCTCCGAAAAAGCCTAAACCAAACTCAGAGGAATAACAATGACAAAAACAGAACTAGAATCAAAAGTACTAAGTTACTTTCAAAAGCTAGGTAAAGTATTGGACAGAGGCGAGTATCGTAGTGATGCAGAAGTTCCTGTCCCTTACGCAGTAATTAATAGAGCTTATGGGTCTTATATTAGATTCCAAAGATTTATTGCAAAGCAATTTGCAGCAGCTCCAAAAGCGGCTCCAAAAGCGGCTCCAAAAGCGGCTCCAAAAGCGGCTCCAAAAGCGGCTCCAAAAGCGGCTCCAAAAGCGGAGGTTAAAGATGCTAAATAAGTCTTTTCATTTAGACTCTTTAATATCTTCAAAATCGGAGGCAGAAGACGGTACTATTACAGTACGTGGATATGCAAACACTACCAGCAAAGATAGAGTTGGTGATGTTATCGTAAAAGAGGCTTGGAGAACAGAGTCCGCATTAACTAATTATCTCAAAAACCCAATTATCCTGGCATACCATGATAGAGCACAACCAATAGGTCAGATGGTCGATTATAGTGTTACAGATAAGGGTTTAGAGATTGTGGCAGAGATCAGTAAATCTGCCGGAGTAGTATACGATCTTGTAAAAGAAGGTATACTCAAAGCATTCTCAGTCGGCTTTAGAGTTAAAGACGCTGATTATGACGCTGATACAGATATTTTCGTTATTAAAGACTTAGAGTTGCACGAAGTATCTGTAGTATCAATACCAGCAAACGCTGATAGCCTCTTTTCGTTGGCTAAAGGTTTTGATGGGTCTAACGAAGAGTTTGAGGCTTTCAAATCTCAATATGTAAAAAATGATGCACCAATGACTGGTGCTAAGGATGACACCATAGGTGCTCATTTAGAACAGGAAAATAAAACAATGGATGAAAATCAAATCAAAGAAATGATGGCAGAAGTAGCAAAGAAAACTGCAGCTGATATCGCTATGAAACAAGCAGAGACTGCAGCGAAAGCTAAAGCTACTGCTGAAGCAGCAACTAAAGCGGCAGCAGAAGCTGAAGCTCAAAAGGCTGCTATTATCGAAATGGGCCAAACAGGTGCAGAGCGTTTAGTTAAAGAACTAGAAGCACGTATTACTGAGAAGCAAGAAGACGCAATGACTGTAATGTCTGAAATGAAGAACGAGATCGCTGAAAAAGCAGCTGAAATCGAAGCTTTACGTTCAAACAAGATGGAATTCTCTGACCATGCAGGAACTAAAGGTTTCGAAGTAGACTACGGTCAATTCGAAGTTGCAGCTTTAACTGCTTCTTTACTTGGTAAGCAACTAGGCGAAACTGAGCACGGTCGTGAAATGCTTGAGAAAGCTGGTGACTTAGGCATAATGCTTAAAGCCGGTGGTGCAGCAACTTCTTTAATCGGTGGTGCACAATCAGGTCAAATCTCTTCTACAGATTATGAGCATATTATCTCAAATAACATTGAGAAAGAAGTTCAAGAAAATCTAGTAGTTGCTCCTTTGTTCCGTGAAATCAAATTAAACGCGGCTCAAATGACTTTACCAATTGCTCCTGATGCTGCTAAGGCTGACTGGGTTGGTACGGGTACTTATGGTACAGACGCTACAACTGGTGCTGAGAAGACAGTTACATTGAGTGAAATCTACTTAACAACTGCTAAGATGGCAAGTAAGACATTTATGATCGACGAATTTGATGAAGATTCAATTATCGCTATGATGCCTTTACTTAAAGATTCTTTAGTTCGTGGTCATGCACGTAAAGTTGAAGAGCAGTTATTAGCTGGTGACACTGGTGCAGGTGATCCGTTTATGGGTTTAACTAACATCGCTGTTAAAGGTGGAACTACTGTAGCTGCGGGTACAGAAGTGAAGGCTCTTGATATTCTTAAGTTACGTCGTGAGTTAGGTAAGTACGGATTAAACACTAATGGCTTAGCTTGTGTTGTTTCTCAGAATACTTACTGGGATCTTTTACAAGATACTGAGTTTGCTGATGTTAACTTAGTAGGTGCTGATAACGCTACTAAACTTAACGGTCAAGTTGGTACAGTGTTCGGCATGGCAGTAATTGTATCTCCAGAGATGCCTAATGTTACTACTGCGGGCTCTACTTGGGGAGTAATGGTTGATAAAGCTAACTTCCTAATGCCTCGTCAACGTGGTTTCAACGTTCAGTCTGAGTACTACGTAGAGAAGCAATCACGTGTATTAGTTGCTACACAGCGCTTCGGTTTCAAGCAAATCATTGCTGGAAGCGGAACTGGTGCAGGTAACTTATCAGGTGGACTAGCTGTAGGTACATTCGCGTAATCGTACTTAACACTTAGTAATATAGAAATCTATAGTCCCTACGGGGGCTGTAGGTTTTTACAAGGACAGAAGGAATCAGATGGCAAATTTAGTAGATTTAGGTGATTATAAAGCCTACACAAATATAAATAGTACTACTGCTGACGCTAAGCTTAATACGCTTATCGGCCATGTTTCTGCTCTTGTAAAAACCTATTGCAATAGGTCTTTTCTTGACTTCTATACAACTGATAAAGTAGAATACTTTAACGGTGGAGGTCACGACTTTATATACCTTACAGAAATTCCTATCAAGGAAATTGTTTCAGTTGAGGAACGTAAAACCAACACATTAGATAAGAAAACAGTTGAAGATAATTTAGCAAATGCTGAAAACTATCACTTATTAGTATCTAATCAACCTCAGTGTAGTGATTCTACAAAGACGACGGAAGCTGCATGTCATGCAGTTACTTATTCGGGGGCAGGCTTAAATGACTTGTCTTTCAAAAGTTACCAGTCCACCACTACTACAGGTGAGGTGGGTCGTCAATATAGAGTAGAAATCGAAAGCGCAGGATCTCCGGACACTTTAAAGTGGTCTAGAGACGGGGGTGCAAATTGGTATAAAACGGGAATCGCAGTAACAGGTACAGAACAATCTTTAGAGAATGGGCTGTCTGTTACACTTGGAGCAACTACTGGTCACACCGCAGGTGACACATGGGACTTTACTGCCAACAGATGGACCGGGGACTGCAGTGCCTCTGGCTTCACTAACGCAGCAGCATGTACTAGCGCAGGCAACTTTTGGGTTGCCCAGCCTCAGTACATGTTCGATGCCGAATCAGACCGCTTAGTAAGAGTAGGACCACAAGGGTTAATTTCACAATTCCCTACTGGACCTGACACGGTTAAAGTTACATACAAGGGTGGCTACCCAGCTACTCCTGATGATTTAAAACTTGCCTGTTACGATTTAGTTACGTACTATTACAAGAAAGAGTCTACACCTAGGAAAGCAATTTCTGATGGTGTGACTATATCGTCGAAAACGTCTCCAACAGATAAACCTCAAGACTTTCCTGCACATATCAAACGTATACTTGATTTGTACAGGAGTGCTTAGTGTCTCAAAAATCTCTAGAATTATTAGTAAAAAGAATAACAAGAAGATTAAGTACTGACCTAAGAGAGCCAAAGCTACAAAAGGGCGGTGTTAGCCATAGCTTTCGAGTAGGGCATGCATCTTTAATTACACACTTTATGGATAAAGGGGTGTATGACTTAGACAGAGCTTCTGCTTCTAAAGCAGCTACTATGGTAGTTAACTCGCTAAATACTAAGTTCAAAGATACACGTACTTCCTCTGGAGCATATAACTATTATAGTGCAAAAAGCTATGGTGTGCTAAGCAAGTGGAAAGCTGGGCTAGCAACAGACCCTGATTTTGTAAATATACTAGGAGAGGGTGCGCCTAAGTTTTCCACTGCTTTTAATATAGGGCACGGGTCCGATACAGTATTAGCGGCAGTAGAGTACAGAACTCTACTGGCCTACAAAGAGTGGCAGAAGTTTGCAGCAAAGTATCAAGTAGCAGAAAATGCCTTAGATGCAGTATTTTTACAGTCTGCAGCAGGTACAAAGCTGGATTTAGATAGTGTTACTATTAAGACACAGGCATCTACCACTTTCACTACTGCAGGTAACATAAAAAAAGCTTTTGTTCTATACGTAGACTTACAGCTAGCTAAAGATAATAAAGGTACGCTGGCTGCGGCAGAGAGAAAAGGGAACGAACAGTTTAAAGTAGCACTTGAGAAAGCAGTATTAGCTATCGCAAATGATGAGAATTGGGGGAACACTAAAGCCAGTCCTTCTGTTTTAAAGTACGTAGATACTTCAATAGATAAAGCACTAGATGGGTTTGACTCAAAGAAAACCCCTTCTACCTCCAAAGCCTCAAAAAAGGTATCTAGGAAGAAAGCAAAAAAGAGGTTAGTCGTACCTACTTTAGCTTCTATTAAATCCAAGAGCATGGCAGCTAAGAGTGCAGCTAAGAAGGTGGCCACAACACAAAGGCTTCAAGATCCACGAGGTCGATTTACTTCATTAGTAAACGTGACCAGTATGATCAATGCGTTACTACACGGTCAACTGAAGCAGAACATGAAGGCCCCTGCACTAGTTTACAGAAGTGGGAGACTTGCTTCAAGTGTTAAGGTTACTCAAATGAGCTTTACGAGAGAGGGCCAAGTTACCGCTTTTTATGAGTACATGAAAAGACCTTACCAAACTTTCGAAAGAGGCTATAAGCAGGGAAACGAATTCAGAGACCCTAGAAGATTAATTGATAAATCAATACGTGAAGTAGCAGAGATGTACATACACAACAAGTTTGATTTAAGAACTAGGAGAATGTAATGGCAGGTAAAGCCCGTGGAGCGATAGTAGACGCACTAGTAGCAAAATTAAAAGGAATCAATGGTTCCAGTCCTTATAACATAGACGTTAACAGTAACGTTACTAATAAGTTAGAGTTCTGGGACGAAGTATTTGACTTTCCTTCCGTCAGCGTAGTAGCTGGCAACGAATTTAGGGATTATCTCCCTGGCGGTTTTAAATGGGGGCATCTTGCAGTAACAATCAGATGTTACGTACAGCAAGAAGAGCCCGTAATAGAACTAGAGAAATTATTAGTTGATATCGAACGCGTTATCGACGATAATAATGAGTTAACCTATGATACAGGTAAGGTTACTCAGGAAATACGGCTTAACTCTATTTCCACTGACGAAGGGTTACTTGCTCCCTATGGAGTAGGAGAACTAACTTTAGAAGTGTTATACGAAGTAAGTCCTTAAACTGAGCTAAGTGGGTGAGACGACAATAGCGATCAACATACCACAGCTCAAAGTATATAAGAGGTAAATAAAAATGGCTTTAAATCTTAGTCGTAATACCAAAGTATTAGCATCTACTGTATCATCCGGTTGGTCGGGTGCCGCAGCAACAGCTAATACTTTTGAACTTAATGTTTTAGACGGGTATAGCTTTTCACAGGCTACAAACGCAACAGACATTACTTTAAATGAAGCAGGAACAGCTCCACAACGTGGACACCGTTCTTTCAATGATAGTTTAGCACCAGTAGACTGGTCGTTCACAACTTACGTACGTCCTTTCCAACGTAATGATGGCACTGACGATGTTAACTCATCTGGCGAGCGTATCTTATGGGCAGGCCTTTGGGGTGATGCACTAGCAGACGCTGATGAAGGTGTACACGGTACGAAAGATACAATGAGTGTCTCTACTTCTACATCTAATATTGCGGAAGCTATGAAGATGCAATTGTACTTCGTAATGGATAGTACTGTGTACCATCTATCTGATGCTACTGTTAACTCTGTAGAGATTGACTTTAGTATTGATGGAATTGCACAAGCAACTTGGTCTGGATTCGCTAACGTGATTACAGACTTCACTGCTACTAAAGGTTCGTGGACTGCAGGAACTGACTACATGGCAGTACCTACTTCAGCAGACTTCATCCGTAACAAGTTGTCAACTGTTACTTTAGCTAGAACTGCAAAAGCAGGGATTGCGGGTCACACAGCAAAGACTTATACTCTAGCTCTAACAGGCGGGTCTATTTCTATTGATAACGGAATCACATACTTAACTCCAGAAGAGTTGGGTGTACGTAACGAGCCTATTGGTTCATTTACTGGTTCTCGTACTATCAGTGGAACTTTAAATGCTTACTTGAAAACAGGTACTGCGGGTGCAAACGACACTGGCGATCTATTTGATGATATGGCTGCATTTACTGAAACTGAGAACTATCATGCATTGAGCATGATTATGGGTGGAACAGGTGCGAAGGGTACTCCTTCAGTTACTTTCGACATTCCAGCTTGTCAGTTACAGATTCCAACAGTAGACGTTCAGGACGTTATTGCCACCACTATTTCATTTAGTGCACAAGGTACTAATGGTGCTGGAGACTACGAGATTGGTTCAGACAATGAGATGACTGTAGCATACTACAACTCTATCACATAGAACTGTAAATCTTTGAACTACCTGTGCTTCGGCGCAGGTGGTTTTCCATAAGGATAACAGGTGTTATTTTTATGTAAAACCAATTTATTATTAACAACGGAGAAACACACATGGCAAACGCCCCCGCAACCCCGATTATCAAGCCAAGCCTAGAGTCACTTATGACTCCAAGTAAGACTACGGAAGTAGAATTCCCAGGATACAAAGATTTTAAACTTAAACTAACATTCTTAGGTCGTGATGAGCTACTAAAGTTACGTAAGAAGTCTTCTACAACTAAGTTTGACCGTAAAACGCGTCAACCAATTGAAGAAGTAGATGATGATTTATTCTTACAATTATACGTAGCAGCAGTAGTAAAAGGCTGGACAGGATTTAAGTATAAGTATTTAGGTGATTTCTTACTTGTAGAATTAGAGGGTGTAGATGGGGAGTCTATGATGGATTACTCAGAAGATAATGCATACACACTAATGAAGAATTCTCCAGACTTTGATAACTTCGTAGCTGAGACTGTAGGTGACCTGCAAAATTTTACGAAGAACAGCTAGAAGCTGTAGAGGACTTAGTTAACAAACTGTTCAAGTTCCAAGAACAAGGATTCAATTTAGATAGTATAATGCGAATCCACGAACAGTTAGGCACTGAGCCCGATGAGGAAGATATACCTCCTACTATGGAGGATTTTCCTTATGAAGTTCAAGATGCTTTTAACATTTACAACCTTTTAGGGGATAAATGGGAAGGCATGTCCGGTACTTACATGGGTAAAGACTTAGGTCCCTTCTCGGACTTTTGTGATATAGAAGAAGTACTAGATAAGAAAATAACCCTCCAATTTATAAAAATGATTGACAATGTCCGTTCGGGCATACTGACTAAAAAGGCTGAGAGAACGGCCAAGGAGCGCGATAAAAAAGCGAATCCTAATAAGGTATCATATAGTGGCTGATAAACAGAAAAAAGTAGTAGTTAAAGTAACCAGTAGCGGGCTAAAACCCGTACTAAAGGACCTTAAACAGTTAAATACTATGGCGAAAGGGACCAAAAAGGTAAAACTTGAGGTTAACCGAACGCATCTAAAGTCTAGTATATCCCAAGCTCTTGCTATTATTAGTAAGACTGGAGGCACGAGTGCCCTTAAGGTTAATGCTACCATAAATAAGACCCTATTCCGTAGTTCTATGCTTAGTCAGATCAAACTACTAGAGAAAAGAGGCATCAATCTACGTGCTAGAGTTACAGGCCGAGGTACTACACGTACTACTACACAAGGAGCCAACTTAGGAAGTAACTTAGGCATAGCTGCAGGCGCAGGGCTTCAGAAAGACACTAAGGTAGGTGTTCAGACGTCTATTAAAGCCTTTGAGCAGATGGAATCTATTTTCCGGAAGATGGATACTACTTTTAGTAAGCAAAACAGACAGATGAACCTGTTAAACCGTAATATGGAAATGCTAACCCGCGGCATAGCGGATCTAGTAGGTGCTCTAGTAAGTCCTGCTGCCAAAACGAGAATACTTAGGCAAGTTGCCGTAGGTAAAGCCGCTAGACAGCAGATTCATAAAGGGGAAGGGTACCTTCTTAATGGCGCAGTCGTTTCTCGGGAGCAGTGGAAAGAACAACTAAATAAAGACCCTAGTGTCCGAAAAGCCCGCAAGGCAGACTCTGCCTGGACACTTAGAAACACCACGCAAAAAGGTACCGCAAAAAGTTCTAAGTCTTTACAGATTGCTATTGAAAAAAACACAGGTGCAACTGCCTCAAACTCTAAAGCAGTGCGCACTAACACAGCTAAGGCACCTGAAAAAAGTAACTATGGTAGGAATAGAGCTGTAGCTGGAAATGTTAATAGAGGGGCAAAAGGCTTCTCCTTAATGAATCAGGGCGGGGTAGATGCTCCCAACTCCTTAGTAGGGGTATATGCTGACATCGCTGCGAAAGTATTCGCAATTGGTGCAGCATTTCGTGCTTTAAAGAGTGCAGGGGACATGACGGTGCTTATAGGTAGTATGGAAGCATACGGAAACTCTACGAATATTAACTTAGTTAATATCACTAAGAACCTACAGAAAGCTGTGGATATGACGGTAGACTTTAAACAAGCAGCCCAAACCACTACGCTAGCAACTGCTGCAGGGTTTGATGCAGGTCAAATTCAGAAGATGGGAGAGGCTGCAAAAATGGCAGCTCTTGCACTAGGTAGAGACATGGGAGATGCACTAGATCGCTTAACACGTGGTGTAGTAAAAGCGGAGCCAGAAGTGCTAGACGAATTAGGTATCATTCTAAGACTAGAGCCTGCCACTAAAAAGTATGCGGAAATGTTAGGCAAGACTGCAAAAGAATTGACTACATTCGAAAAATCTCAGGCAGTACTAAACGAAGTACTTACTCAAACAGAAGAGAAGTTTGGTAATGTGGGCAAATCAGTAGAGTCTAACCCTTTTGGTAGACTAGAAGCCCAGATGATGGAGATGGGTCTTCGTTTAGGCGAGGGCATTAATACGCTCATCTCCCCAATTATTAATGGGATACTGGCAGTTCCTCAACTGCTAGTAGCAGCCTTTGCCACCCTACTAGGCTTCCTAGCTAAAAATACTCTCAAAAACCCTATGAGTAAGATTCTAGGCAAAGGCACTCCAGAGAATAGCGAACAATTTGCAAAAGGGTACTCTAACAAAGAGAAGGCGTACCAGAGACTAATGGGGCAAAAGCTTAACGCAGCAAAAAAAACCCGCGCTATGAGCCAAGGAAAGAACCATTATAGCAGAACCAGCTGGAACTCCAGCTTTGGAGGCTTTACACAGGGTCAATTCGCTCCTGAAGGTCTTATGGACAGAGACGCTAATGCACGTTTTGTTGCCGCTGAAAACAGATCTTTAAGCCGAAATACTAAACTTAAGTGGGAAGCAGTAAAGGCACAAAAATCATTAAATAAAGTAAAACATAAGGCAGTAGCTAACTACGCCGATTCTGAGCTATCACAGTCTAAGACCCAGGTAGATAAGCAGACGGGTAGGGGCGTGTCTAAGACCCGAGCATTCCTACACGAAAATAGAAAGATGCGTAAGAATATCTCTACAGAGTATAGCGAGATGCATAAGACGTTCGATCGTGAGATGAACCGCACAGCAAAGAACTTTAAAGGTTTTGGAAAGGGCGGGTTCGTAGATAAGAGCCTACTACACCTGCAGATGGGTTTAAAAACCTCCACTTTAGCCCTATATACTTTTGGCTCCGCAATAAAGGGCTTAGCTATGGGAGCTTTAGCAGCCTTCGCTATAGTGCCAATGATAGGTGCAATGTTAGATTCTGCTTCGAAAGCACTAGGGCTTTCTAAGATAAGCACAGACGAGTACGCAGACTCTACCGAGAGTCTAGTTAATGTCATGGATACTCAAGCTATTGCCGCTAACAATGTAGCAGGTGCTATGCTAGAAGCGGACGGAGGCATTAACTCTCAGATACGACTAGCTTCTCTAGCAGCTAACGCATACTCTAGTATGTCTGATGCACTGTCAGAGAACGTTACTAAACTTCAAGAGTGGCAAGAATTAGGTACTGGATGGGGAGCTTTTTGGGATGATGTCCTGGACATAGCTACCTTAGGCCTTTCTGAAACTCAATTTGACGCAGCACGAGATAGTCTCGAGGCTCTAACCTTTGCAGCTGCCAAACATGGTATGACCTTACAAGACTTGGGTACAGATACTAAGGACATAGAGGACGCTACTGGATTCTGGTCTGGTAGTGAAGCGAAGATGTTAAAAGTCCTGCAGAAAGGAGACAAGGCACTTAAGAAGCGTACTCTTGAGTTTAAGAACCTAGAAGCTGCCTTGAAGAGCATGAAAGATGTATCTAAAGAGCTGGGCAAGGCCTGGTCTGAAGTTACAACCGCATTCTCGGCTACCCCCTATGATAAGTTTGCTGAGCTAACTGAGCGTATGTCTAAGGACTTGAAGGCCGCCGCGTCTGCTTTTGATAGTATATACTCACCTAAGGAAGAGAAGAAAGTAGAGTTATCACAAGGCGCCTCTTACTACCAAAGTAAGTATAACTTGAAGGGGGACACCGCTTCGTCTTTAGACACCCCTGAGGCTAAAAAAATAATTAAAGACTTGGTCTCCGAGCACCTACATAGCCAAAGTAAGGATACCCAGAGTATTAAACTGCAAATAAGGGATGCTTTTGATAGCCAGAATAATATTGTAGCTAAGGATAGCTTCCTTCTTCAAAACTTCACAAAACTGAAACCTGCGTTAGACGCTGCAAAAGATTCTAAGGAACTAAAAACTGTTCTGTCTAAGTTAAATCTACAGCAGTTTACCGAGTCTTGGGTAGGTCTAGCAAAACACGTAGATAGTATGTTGAAGGGAAGCAAGCTTTCTATAGCTCTAGAAGGTGCTGAGACGCACAACGAGGCAAAAGTAGCTGTAGAAGCCTTGCAGATGGCTTTATTTAAACTAAGAGCAGAGTACTCAGCTCTTAATGACTTAGCCGCTAAACAAGGGAGACTTTCAAAAATTTACGCTCCTTTTGAGTCTGCTCAAAGTGTTTCTGAGAAAATGACACACGAAGACGCACAGGTTAACACCAATATTAAAAAACTAGAGCACGAGAAGAAGTTAGCTGAAGCATCTCTACTAAACCCTGCGAAGGAACTGTCCCAGGCAAAAAGAGAGGAGATCAGACTAGGTATCCTTAAGTCTGGGGCTAAGATACAAGCAGAGCAAGCCAAGTTACATGGCCTTAGCAACATACTTTTAAATAAGAATTACAGGGCGTACCAAAACACTTTAGACATAAAGACAAAAGAATTAGAGCTAGACAGATCATTATTAGCAGCACAAGAAGCTGCAGGGACTGTTTCAAAAGAGAACGCCGTAATTAGTAGAGCTAATCACGGGTCTACTAAGTCCTTCCAGGACTATACTAATAAAGCAGCAAAAGATTTAGTTGACTTTGAGAACAGGAAGAAGAAACTTTATGCAGAAACTGGAGGCAAAAAACCTAGTGCTCAGCAGACTCAGGATCGCCAAATATTCCTGCAGTTTGAAGAAGCACGTCTAACCAAAAAACTAGACCTATACCTTGCACAGTACAAGGTAGAGGGGCAAATTTTACGTCTAGCTAAAGAGAGGGAGACCGTAGAAGTTAAAAGTAATAAGATGGCGAAAGAAACTGGCCACTACAGTGCTACTGCGGACCTACACAAAGAGATCTACGACTTCGGAGTCCTGCATACTGATAGCCAGAAGACCAGGTACGATCTGCAAGATAGAACAAATAAGCTAGAAGTAGCAGCGTGGGAGACATCGTTAAAGTACTCACTAGCACAAGAAACTGGTAACAAAGAGCTACAGGACTCTCTATCCAAAGAAGCAGCTATAGTGTCTTTAAAGCAGAAGAAGCTACGAGTAGAGAAAGAGTACCTAAGCCTTTATATTGATTTAAACGCACAGAGAGAGGCAGAGAGTGCCTTGGCAGATAAAGCATTAGACGTTGCCTCAAAAGAGTATGAGTTCTTTAACAGTATTAATACTCTTACAATTAAGAAATTAGCAGAGACAGCTTCTTACCAGAAGAAGTACCTGTCTATAGAACAGAAGATAAAGAATGTTAAGGATACTATAGTTAAGGCAGGGGACGACCTTAACACTAAGACCCTTTCGGGGATAGAGTTAAGCACCCTACAATTAGAGCAGCAGGAGTTGTTCTTAGTAAATCGTAAACGTATTTTAGATACTTTCGAAGACGAACACAAGCTAACTAAAGAAGTATACAAAACTGACTCTGTATTTACTAGCAAAGAGAGCGCCTCTGCTGCAGGAAGTGCTTTCAGTGATGAAATGCACTATAGATTTGTGGAGTTCCAGGAGGACTTCAGAGACAGCATTACTTTCGCAGCAGACTTGTGGGAAGAAGCCTTCTTGGACCCTATAGACAGGATGGCAGAAAATCTAAAAGGGGACAACAGCTTATACGGGGAAGACGGGTACAACGAGTTTTGGAACGACACTTGGAGAGGACTGGGAGACCAGCTCATTGATCAAGGTGCTTCAGAGATTAAGCAGGCTATGTTATCCGACTTCGAGAAGGATAAACTAGCTAAGGCGGAAGCTATAGCTGCAGAGCAGTTATATAGAGCAAAAGAAAGTGCCAAGAGTTTGGTAACTACAGCTTCTTTATTGGCTTCTATAGACCACAGGTTATCTCCACAGGTTTCCGGTAGTATAACTAATACCATTACGGCTATTGCAGACTTGGCAAACCCTTTTAAAACACTGGGGATGGAGGTACTAGCACTTTCCAATAAGTTTAAAGAACTTACAACAGGCGCGGGGGTAACCTCTACCTTAGGTGATAAGGCAAATAAAGTGCCTAATACCTTTGCTGCAGGTGGACACATCGCTGGACCAGGCGGTCCTAAAGAAGATAAGATTCCGGCTTGGTTGTCTAATGGTGAGTATGTAATTAATGCAGCCGCGACCAAGAAGCATCAAGGGCTAATCGAAGCAATTAACGAAGATAGAGTACCTAGATTTTCAGAAGGCGGCCCTACTGGTAAGTATAATATGCGCTCCGCTAAGGCTATCTTCGACGGTAGATTTAGTAAAGGTGTAACTATGCAACATTACCCTGCAGATAAGTGGAGAGCAGGGGAAGTCTCCGGCACTAAGAATGGGGTTAAAGGTTCTTTAACCTACACATTAGATAAGACAGGTACTAAAGTAACTTCTATAAGTATGAACGCCCCTAAAGGGGGTCCAAACTCTCTACAGTTACTAAACAAGCTACTGAATACCAACCCAAACATTAGTCAAATCGACCCATTAGAAACAAGTACTGGAAGTAAGTTTGCAGATAAGAAAGGATACGGTATTAATAAGCGTGTGAACGGGGGGACTCAGGCTCTTAATAGTTGGAAGTCTATGGCTGCGTTGCACGGTGTTAATGTACTTGAGACTATAGGGGAACAAGAAGCTAGAGGTGCCTTCGGGAAGCCTAAAGCTACACAGTCTTCGTTGTTTAAGAGTAACCAAGGTTTTGACCAGAAGTGGTTGAAAGGCGCAGGCCATCAACCAGGGTTACCGGGTGTAGACTCTAAGAATGTATACTCTGATAAGTGGAAGAAACAGTTTGTAAAAGATTTAGCTAATGTTAATAGAGGTACAGGTCAACTAGACTTGTTCCCTCAAGGACAGCTACCTTTCAAAGGGGCAGGTATCCCTAGAAGCAGCGGACCTTCTATGCGAGCTAATGCAGCTAGATTCGGTAAGTCATTCCTAAAGTGGGGCCTAGGTCCTGCAGGTATCGGACTCTCTATAGCAGAGTTAATTGACTGGTACATGGAGTCTAACGAAGAACAGCAAAGTGTTATGGATTCTGTACCTACTAAAGGTATTAACCCTATAACTATGAAGAAGTTCTCTAACGGTGGTAAAGCTGCTAATGAGAATTACAAAAATACGTGGGGAATTGATAAAGACGCTAACAAGGCTAACCAGGATTACTGGACTAACTTTGGTCTTGGAGCTTCTGCGGCTAAATTCGCAGAATTTTTAATGAACTCTAAAGGAATGGGTAAAGGGTGGTTACCAAACGGAATGTTTGAAAGCGCCTTCGGTTCTAAAGGAAGTACTGGTGCATGGTGGAAGGCTGGAAAAATGCCTTTCGGATTACAAGGGTCATTCATGGGCGCTAAGCCTACCATGGGAGGCACTGTAGGACTTGTAGGACTTGCAGGTTGGGGTGGTTTCGAGTTAGGTAGACTACTTAGCCCAGACGCTGATAAGTACTGGACGGAAGAAGCAGAAAATGGGTATTCTAAGACTAAAGGAATGTTCGGGTTCGCAAATGGCGGACTTGCTTCTAGAGGACGCAACGGCGACACTGAGTTAGCTCATGTTAATAAAAGTGAAAAAGCTTTATTAAGAGCTTTAGGCGGTTCAGCTACTCGCAACCCTTCCACGGGGTTAGTTGAATATGCGGGAGGAGACCCAGAAGCTTATATATCTCCGGATAAAGCTGCTATATTTAAAGACTTGTATACGGCAGCAGAGGCTCAGGTAAGATACCTAAGCGAAGACGCAGCTACCACTAAACTCTTAATAGGTATAGGAGAGGATGGTAAGATATCAGAGGCTGAGAAACTTACTATAAGTGCTGATAGCTATAGAACCTTAAACAGTATACTTACTAGTATAGAAGCTCAAGCTACTAGCAGAGCGGAGCTTCTAGGAGACGCCTCAAGAAATGGCTTTAGTAAAGAGGATGCGGAAAAGTATGCGGCAGATAATTCTGCTGCAGGTACTGACTTTTTAAATAGACAAGCAAAAGACAACGAAGCAGCAGGAGATAAAAGAGCTAGAGACTGGAAGATGAATAACTCAGACTTTGGCAAACTTACTCATCAATTTGGTATTGAGATGACCCAGATAAATAGTATTGCAGCTGGTAGCATGAAAATGGCATTGGGCGAAGCTCTTAGAACTGGTAAGTTTGAGTGGAAGACAATGCTATCCAGCATCGCTTTTAGCATTGGTAATGTATTGATGAGTAAAGCGGTAGATACCGGAGTAGACCTGTTAGTAGGGGCAATGTTCGCAAATGGCGGAGTTGCTGCTGGAGGCTTCAAAGCTTTCGCTAATGGAGGTTTAGTAAATAAACCTACTTTAGGTTTAGTAGGGGAAGGTAAGCACAATGAAGCAATTGTACCTTTACCAGACGGTAAGTCTATTCCAGTTATACAGAATACCCCTCCAGGGGGTTCAGGTGGGGAAGTGTACAATAATGTAGCTGTCACCATCAATATGGAACAAGGTACTGCGAAGGCTGAGTCTTCTTCCAGTAAGGATAACGGGGGCGACATAGAAGCTTTAGGCGATATGATTGCAGGACAAGTACAACAGGTTCTTATGGAAGAAAAGAGACCTGGTGGAATACTTTCGGAAATTTAAGATATGGCATATAATTATGATGTAACAGTAGGGTTTAACCCAGATAAGGCACTAAAGCAGGACATGAAGCCCCGTATTTTGGCCGCCCAATTTGGGGATGGGTATATGCAAAGGTCTCGTGACGGTATTAATACTATAACAGAAACCTGGGACTTAACGTGGAAAAACCGCAAACAAGCAGATGGAGAGAAATTAACTAATTTCTTTGACAGTACTGGAGGTATCCAAGCCATTACATGGACACCCCCTTATGGTACAGAAGCTATTAAAGTAATTGTAAATAACTGGAGCGTGTCGTACCCTCAGCTAGGTGTACTAACTGTGCAAGCCAAGTTCACTAGAGTACATGATCTATGAGTAAATCCTTAGTACAAATCGCGGAGAGGTCCACTATATCTCAAATATCGTCGTCCCTTAATACGGATGCTTTAATTGAGCTATTTACTGTGGATGTAGGCTCTGTACCTTCTATAGGGAATACAGATATACTGCGATTTCACGCTGGTACAAATAATATCGACAGAGAAATCATATGGCAAGGAGACGTATACTACCCTTATCCGATAGAGGTTAAGGGTTTTGAGGCCACAGGGTCTAAACAAATACCTAGACCAAGTATGAGTTTAGCCAATATCACCACTACGGCGTCTGGAGATGCTAGAGGGGTGATATCGGGGCTAACTAGAGATTATAATGATTTAGTGGGTGTACAGGTCAACAGAAAAAGAACCTATGGCAGGTTCTTAGATAACTTCTGTAAACTAGCGGATAATACTGTAGTGGCAGGGACTTGTACTGATACAGCCTACCAAGATAGCAAGTCTGACTGCCTTAGCTTTGGGAATAGCTGGGGGGAGTACGACTGTGCTACGTGTGCGGCTGCTGGGGGTACTTGGTATGTAAACCATAATACTGAGTGGAAAGAGATAGCCGCCCCTGAGGGGTTAAGACTTGAGCCAGAGGCTACACATAACCACTCGCATAAAGTAACCCTTACTAATGCTGAAGTATGTGCTTTAGGCGATGGTGCCCAAATTACCACAACCGCAAGTACTAACAGCATCTCTTTAGTGTCCCAGCCTATTCTTCAGACTGATGGTACGGGGTCTATACTTGAAATTAGTAATGCAGAAGCTACCCAAGGTATGGGGTATAATTATGCTGACGGAGTCTATTTAGAGGTTGCACAGCCTCCTTTGCTATCAGACGGGGTAGCAGTAGTAGGGCCCGCCTCCGTCCCTCACGCACACGAGGTACTACTTACAGACGAAGAGCTATACTCCTTATTAGAAACCCCTGGGCTAACTATATCCGCCGTAACTAGTAGTTCTGTGGGCCATTCTCATAATGTATCCGTGCAGTGGAGTAACGTTACCAAACTATTTACTATATTATTTACTACTAATCATACCCCTATGGCGGGAGAAGTCCCTCACTACGCGTACTACCCTAGTAGTTTAGTACCTGCGTCATTTAACTCCATAGAACTAACCCCTGAAGGGGCTTTGAAAAGTTATACTACTATAAGTGGGGGAGCAGGATACCGTTTGGATGCTGTTCTTGTATTACTCCCTCGTCCTACTGCTCATGCCCATAATATAGTACTAGAATATATGTATGAAGGCTCGGAAGAGTTGAAGCTAGTCGAGGGGGTTAATAGCAACTTTACAGGTGCAACCACTTCATGGTACGGGAGTGCCGGTACAACACTCACCTCAGTATACGACTCAAGCAGCACCTCCCACGATACGTGTTTAAGAGTGGAAGCCTCGGGCATATTAGATTGGGCCTTTATTGACGTTAACACTTTTGCTAATAGAGAGTATAGCATAGAGTTCGATTACAGAATAGTTACAGGCAGTACTCAGAAGTTAGTTGTAGAGACAGATAATGGAGACGGCACCTGGACTACAGAGGCATCGTATGCTTTAGTGTCTGATTTGTACGTAGCAGCAGGGTATACTATGCCGGGGTACATATACACTTCACCTACGTCTTCCGGATTCTTAAATTTTAGTACAACCTTATATTTGGCAGATAGGAGCAGAGCTTCTAGAACCCGTTTCAAGATATTTGCATCTGGAGGCGCGGGAGGATCTAATGATGAAATACTAGTTGATAACTTCCAAGTAAGTCAGACCTGGGCTAGAGGTGACTTACGTACTCGTAGTATCTCGGGCACAGACGGGCACACTTTAACGTACTATAATAATCTAGTTATCAATACTTCAGACCCTGAGGCGTTTTTCGAAGATGATATATACTTTATAGACCGCAAGGTGGCAGAAAATAAGATACTAATAGAATTCGAGTTAGCCCCTGCTTGGGACGTGGAAGGAATTAAACTACCTAAAAGAGAGATTATACAGAATACTTGCTTATGGAAGTATAGAGGAGGAGAGTGTGGTTACACGGGCACCCAGTACTATACTAAAGATGATGAGCCTACTTCTGATGCAACAAAGGACTACTGCGCTAAGAAGCTTACAAGCTGTGAGCTGAGGTTTGCAGAACCTTATGTTTCAGCAACAACTGAAGCAGCTTGTGTGCTTGAAAACCACTACTGGAATAGTTCCACAGGAAGCTGCTGGAACTTAAACAAGGCTATACTACCTTACGGGGGCTTCCCTGGAGTAGGGCTGGGACTACGAAGATGATATCAGATAAAACCAAAGAGGCTATAGAAGAGCATGCTGAGTACGCGTTTCCCCAAGAGTGTTGTGGTCTGCTGCTAAATATTAAGGGTAAGCAAAAGTACTTTAAGTGTAAAAATATAGCAGAAGGCCATGAGGAGCAGGACTTTGTACTAGACCCTTATGATTACGCAAAAGCTGAAGACTTAGGAGAAATACTGGCTGTTATACATAGCCACCCAAATGCGTCCTCCACCCCTAGTGAGGCAGACAAGGTTTCCTGCAGTAGGTCAGGACTCCCTTGGCACATAATCTCTTGGCCCGCAAAAGAGTGGTCGAAGTTACTCCCGGAAGCCTACTCTGCCCCTTTAACAGGGCGAGTATTTGCTTACGGGGTGTTAGATTGCCAAACCTTATTCATAGATTACTATGAGCAAGAATTCGGTGTTAAGTACAAGATGTTCCCTTCTGAGTACGATTGGTGGGCAACAGGCAAAGACTACTATGCAGACAACTGGGATAGCTGGACTGAGGGGGATTTTATAGAGGTTAAAGACCACACAAAGATTGAGAAACATGATGTAATATTAATGAAGGTACTATCTAATGTTTCTAACCACTTAGCTATCTACTTAGGTAATAATATGATACTACACCATTTAATGGGGAGGCTCTCTACAAAAGATATATATGGAGAGGCATACCAAAAGAACACCACACATGTATTAAGGCACAAATCATTATGTTAAGAAAAGTAACATTATACGGGGACTTAGGAGAGAAGTTCGGGAGGGAGTGGACGTTAGACGTGTCAAACCCCCACGAAGCAGCAAAGGCTATAGAGGCCAATATGCCGGGGTTTTACGAGTACATTATGGACAGAGAGTACCACGTTACCTCTGCAGAAGAATACTTAGGGCAGCAGCACTTAATGGACCCTCTAGGTTCGAGAGACCTAAAGTTTATACCTATTATTAGCGGCTCTAAGAGTTCTGGAGTAGGCATGATACTACTAGGGGCTCTTATTGTATTTGCACCTTATTTGGCAGGGCTAGCTACTGGCGTGGGCACTGGCTCAACATTTGCTAGTACCTGGGCAGTCGGCATGGGTACCTTTGGTGTTGGGGCAAGTACTGCGGTATCTTTGTCATCTTTTGCTCTTCAAGCGGGAATGAGTTTAATGATGTCAGGGATAGCGCAGATGCTGGCCCCTAAGCCAAACAAGCCTCAGACTAGTGAGGTAAACAACGGGCAGTCTTACAACTTTAATGGCCCAGTAAATACTTCTGCACAAGGACTACCAATACCTTTGTGTTACGGAGAATTAATAGTTGGTGGCGCTCTTATTAGCGCCGGAGTAACTACGGAGGAAACAGATGGCCAGTAATAACGTATTAAGAGGCTCAGGTGGTGGAGGAAAAGGCGGAGGGTCTCCTCGACAGGCAGTTGAGGACCCAGATACTCTCCATTCTGTACAGTACGCCCAGGTTTTAGACGCAGTTTCTGAGGGAGAAATAGTAGGTCTAGTAGCCGGCCATGAGAGTATCTTCTATAATGAGACCCCTCTGATGAATACTAACGGTACTTATAACTTTGATAATGTTAAGACATACTCAGTTATGGGAACAACTGATCAAGAGGTGATTCCGGATGCGGGCAGTATTAGGGGTCAGGAAGCTGTGCAAGCTGAAATTAAAAAAGGAGTGGGAACCGCTCCTCCTATTACTATATATAATGGAGACCTAGATGCTATAGCAGTAACTATCTCTTGTAATCAGTTGACGACTCAAGATAAGGAAAATGGCGATATACACGGTGCAAAGGTAGACTATGAAATCTACCTTATGTATAATAATGATAGTAACTGGCATAAAGTTGTATCCGCTTCTTTCGATGGAAAGACCACGTCAAAGTATACTAGACAACACAGAATTAACTTAGATAAGACGATTTATAGCACTGAAGTTACTATAAAGATACTTAGGCTAACGGACGAAGCTAGTGATAGTGCTTTAAATGATACTATTTACTGGGAAAGTTTTACCCGTATTATTGATAACAAATTAAGATACCCGCATACTGCTTTGATAGCTACTCAAATTAATGCTAGGCAGTTCAGTAGTATACCTAAGAGAGCTTACCATATCCGAGGCATAAAGTGTAAGGTTCCTACAAACTACCACGGATATGATCCAGACACTTTAGCAGCGGGGGACAACCTATATTCGGGGCACTGGGACGGCACTTTCAATAATGTAATGTGGACCAGCAACCCTGCGTGGATCTACTATGACATAATTACCAATAAACGTTACGGACTCGGGGAGTACATTAGAGGTACGCAAATTGATAAATGGGCCCTATACCAGATTGCAAGATACTGCGACGCAGTCGATGATGCAGGAGACTTTGTAGGTGTAAAATCCGGATTTAAAGACGCTGCAGGTGCTACCTTGTTGGAGCCTAGGTTTGCGTGTAACGTGTACATACAGGACCAACAAGAGGCTATAAAAGTAATACAAGATTTAGCCTTCGCATTTAGAGGGCTATCTTACTGGGCTAATGGGCAATTAGTGCCTGTACAAGATTCTCCAAAAGAGCCTACTCAATTATTTACCTCCGCTAACGTATTAGGAGGAGAGTTCTCTTACTCAGGTACTTCACAGAAGGCACGAAAGACCGTGGCTTTGGTGAACTGGAACGACCCTGACGACTTCTATAGAAGAAAAGTAGAGTATGTTGAGGACAGGGAAGGAGTAGATAGATACGGTATACGTAAGACAGACATTACATCTTTTGGGTGTACTTCTAGGGGGCAAGCACACCGAATAGGTACTTGGACTCTACTAACCGATACTCTAGAGACAGAGACGTTAAGTTTCAAGTCTGGCTTAGAAGCTGCAGTACTACGTCCGGGAGACCTAATAAAAGTACAGGACCCTACTCGCTCTGGCAATAGATACGGAGGGCGAATTAAGTCGGGCTCCACCAAAACAAATATTATATTAGATAGTGCTGTACAGATGCTCCCCGGAGCAAACTATACATTAAATGTAATACACACAGATAAAGCGTGTTTAAAGCCTCAGGAGTCTTCTCCCGGGGTGGCTCACCCGCACGCAGGTGAGCTTTATTACCCTACCGCTCCTGTAGCAGGTCTTGAAGCTAAGGAAGTTTGTATAAGTGACGGAGGCCAGTGGGCTCCTTATTTATTCGTAGAGAATTACCCTGTAACTATAGACAGTTTAGTTACTGAAGACATAGACTTAGATACCGAAATTAGTGCGTCTGAGGGGGGTACAGGAGTACCTGGGACACCTTTCTCAATATACGATAGCAAGATGTCTTTTTCTAGTAAGTACCTGGGACGAACTGTAACTAATAAAACTACAGGAGCGACCGCCACTATTACTAATATAGTTGCAGACCATGAGGTGCATGTAGATGTCACGTCTTTTGCCTCGGCTCCTGATAGTATAGAGTACCATCATTCTTTGACTAACGAACCTAAAGCAGATTATATGTGGCTGTTAGAAGAGACAGGTGTAGTAGACGCGCAGGTATGGCGCACTGTCGGGGTTAAAGAGTCAAAAAAGAATGAGTATGAAGTACTTGCCATGGAGTACCATGAGGATAAGTACCGCATAATAGAAGAGGGACTAGACTTTAGTGAGCTAGACGAGAGAAATATTAGCAATGTTCCTAATATTCTAGTAGCTACACCGCCTCCAGCGGACCTAGACGTGTACGAGACTTCGTACGTAGGGTCAGATGGTCAAGTACGTAATAAAGTTATTATTCAATGGCAGGCTCCAACAGATTACCCTTATATACGCTTGTACTCTGTAAAGTATCGTGTTAATAAAGGTACTTGGGTAGACTTGCCAGACACCGAATTTTTAAACACAGAAGTATTAGACGCTCCTAAAGGTACCTACGAGGTAAAAGTAAGAGCTCAGAGTATTATAACTAATAACGTTTCTATGTATGTGCAGGTATCAAAAACGGTACTAGGACTAGCTAAACCGCCTTCATCCGTTACCAAGTATTGTAGTGGATTAACGTACGCTAGAACACAGTCTGATTGTGAGGGCCAAGGTAGATGTAGTACGTTAGATGGCTCTTCTATACTAAATAGTGAGGCCCTGTGTACTGCACAAAGTCCTATAGACCCTGCAACCGGAGCCATCGTTTCAGACGAAACTAGGTGTGGTGATTTAAACCATAGTTGGGTATCTAACGCCTGTGTAGGCCAATGGGTGTCAGACGGCAACGTGTGGACTACAGACTCTTCTAAGTTCACTATAACCACAGATAAAAGTACTGGTACTAGACTGGACTGGGAGCCTATTAAGGATTTAGACCTAAGGTACTATGAGATACAAGAAGGGAGTACTTGGGGAGACGCCTCTAATACCGTATTACTAAAAGAAAACTCTCTATCATTTGGAGCAGAGGGGGGTTGGTACTTAAAAGCGGGAACACATAACTTCCTATTGAGGGCAAAAGATACAAGTGGGGTGTACTCTACGTATGATGCAGAAGCTTCTATTGAAGTCACAGTTCCAGACCCTGCTACTTCTTTAACCTACTCTTTCGTAGGTACAAATGTTGTTATTAGTTGGGTACCTGGAGTAAATAGCTTTTATAAAATTAATGAATATGACATTAGATATGGAGATACTTGGTCATCTAATTACGCCGCCCGAATACACAACCTAGGGGCGCCCAGCATTAGCATTAATGTAGGCTGGGGAGGTACTAGAAAGTACTGGGTAGCTCCCGAAGATATGGCAGAAAATTATGGCGCACCAGCCAGTATAGACATTTTAGTGGAGAGCCCAGACTGGTCCACTAATCCTGTAGTTCATACTTTGGACTCGACGGGTGCGGCAGTTCTTTCTTGGGTAAGCCCTACCATAGGGTCTTTACCTATTTCCAACTATGAAATCAGGCAAGGAGGCCTTACAGGAGACTCTGCCACCTTAGTTGGTCTTATTAAGACTACTACTCATTCCGAGAACGTAACTTGGGGCCCTTCTTCGGGAGAGCCCTCTAGAGACTTCTGGGTTAGAGCAATAGATAGTGCTGGGAACCTTAGCCCTTGGCAGAAACACTCTGTAGAGATACGTAACCCTGTAGATATAAAGGATTTGGCCTACACTTTAGTAGGGCCTGATCAAGTAACGAATTGGAGAGTACAGACGGCAGGGGAGGCGGACTACGATAATAATGTAGATTACTTACTTCCTGTTAAATTCTGGGAAATTAAAAAGGGAGACACGTATGGTTCTGCCACTATACTATCCCCTCGTAAGTCTTCTACTAGGTATTCTGAAAAGGTAACCTGGGGTGGAGGACAGTTTAGAAGGTACTGGGTAACCTCAATAGATTCCGCAGGAAATAAAGGTACCAACCATAGTATAGATATTACTATTAATAATCCTGAGATACCTTATGGAGTAACTTATAGTATCTCAGGAGGGAATACTACCATTAAATGGTCTGCCCCTTCCGCAGATTTAGATATTGTAGAGTACGAACTAAGAAGTGGAGCAACCTGGGCCAAGAGACTAGACAACACGGCTAACTCGGCTATAACCAGGGCTTTGACACTAGACCACACATTACGAGTGGACTGGAGACCTTATGACCCTGCAAATAATATTGATGATACAAGATTCTTTGTCCGAGCGATAGACTCTGCAGGTAACTACTCAGAGGAGCCCGTACACTCTGTGCAAGCAGAGGGAACGGGATGGGTATTAGCAGAAGTAGAGAGACTGGGACAAGTACAGAGCTTATCTAATTCTTTTATTGGTATAATGACTCTATTAAGTTGGACAGCTCCTGTACATGCGGGGGACTCCGCCGGAGGCTACTTACCTGTAGACTTATATGAGATTAGAGACAGTACGGGGGCTGTCCTAAAGACTACGTACTCTACTTCATATTCTACTCCTGTTACTTGGCATTCGGGTAGTCCTGTAACCTTTACTATTGTAGCTAAAGATTCCGCAGGCAACTACGGGGTTGCTACAGATATAGCTGTGGATGTACCTGTACCGGATGCTCCTGCCACTCTAAATATTAAAGTAGTGGATAACAACGTACTACTTAGATGGCCAAGTGCCTCTAATGTAGCAAAACTAGATATTAACAGCTATGAAGTAAAAAGGTGCCCAGATGGTTCACCTTCTTGTAGCTCGTCTACCGAGGCTGAATGGGGCGTTTTAGAGCCTGTGTCTACTACGGCAGGCTTATTTATATCTCATATGGAAACTATAGGAGGGACGTTTAAGTATTGGATTAGGTCCGTAGATAGCGCAGGTAATATGTCTCCTGCTCTAAGTACAGTAGCTATCGTATCTGAGCCGCCTGACTTCATACTTATTGAAAACAGAAACTCTACCTTAGATGAAGATAATCCCGCTAGTTACCCTACAGAAGTAACTACTATTGAAACTACTAGTATACATAAAGGAGCTACTTCCGCGTTCCTACCGGTTAATACGGTGGAGACATGGAGAGAGCATTTTGTTAATAATAGTTTTACTAGTCCTCAGTCGCAGGTTTCTGCAGGGTACCCGTTCTACCTAGAACCAGGTACCTCATCTGCTAGTTTCTGGCAGAAGTGGGATTTCGGTGTTACACTAGACCCGAGCTCTATTCAAGCAGCTATGAATACTAGGGTACTACACGGGGCGGTGACCCCTTCGACTACTTTATATTATAGTAATACTGATCCCGATGCTGGAGTACTAACAAATGAGACAGGATGGACTAAAGTAGTGGGTACCTCCACTATGGCACTCCACACTTTTAGGTATGTGAAAGCTCATACGGTATTTAATACTGACGGGGGTAATAACGACTTAATGGCCTTGGACGAGTTCAAGCTTAAGCTAAGCCTTAAGATGGTCACGGACTCTGGGTCCGAGACTGTTGACACAAATTCGGGGCTGTGTAACGTCTACGGCAGTGGAGAGGACGGAGCTCCTTTTTATTATACAGATGGCGCAGGAATTTCTCGCCAACCAGATAATAACGAAGTGGTTTGTAACACCCAAGGAGGCGAGTGGCACAGCACAAAAGAGGGTATGAAGGTATTTAGGGTCTTTTTCCTTAAAGATTTTAAGGATATTAATTACTTAAATACAGCCTACACAACAGAACTAGATGGGTCAGTAGTACCTTCTAGGTTCACTATACATGATTTCGAAGATGTGCCTACACCATCCTTCTTTTATGTGTACATATTAGATAAAAGTGACTATGGCACCCTTACTGGGGCTATAAAATCTTTTGAAGGAAAATTAACTTGGAACGCACGAGGAGTACAATAAAATGGCAGCAAATTGGAATAAACCAACCCTAGATTCATTATACACAGATTTCAGAGATGAACTAGTAGACAGAGCAGATGATCATGCAAAGATGTTTAACGGCACGGGAACTACTAACTTACCTATTGGAGTTATCGGGTGGGACGGAAGCACGAATAAATTTAATTTGAAAACTATTACAGGTTGGTCAGACCTTAGTAGTGAATATCAAATAAACGTAAATAAGCTAGACAACTTAACTGGATCGGAGTACGTTAACGTAGCTTCTACTCAGACTATATCAGGAGTAAAAACATTTTCTTCTAATGTAACAGTAGAAGGCACTACTACCCTAAAGGGCAATACCGTACTTGGAGACTCGGTTCTTGATAATATCACAGTTACCGGCAAGTTTCAGAGTACCACCTTCGAGGGGGACGTAGTACTAGAGGGGGCAACAACTGATCTTACTGTGGGGGGCAATGCTGTGGTTACAGGCACGCTAAACGTTTCCGGGCTTACTTCCTTTGGTAGTAGTTTAGCCACTTCGGGCAGCCTAAGTGTTTTAGGTAACACTACTCTAGGTAACGCTAGTTCCGATACTATTACGTTAACTGGAACAGTAGGTGCCACGACTTTTAATGGGGACGTTACTCTATCCGGTACAAGTACTGACTTAACAGTAGGAGGCGCAATCACAGTTGCGGGAGCCACTACCTTAAATGGTAATGTTACTTTAGGCAACGCAGCTGCAGATACTATATTAATTAACGGTGATATACACGGTGCAAGTAACACAGTGGATATTAAAGATGCCTTAAACTTATCAAGCACCTTAACAGTAGCTTCAACTGCAGACTTCAACTCTAGTATAACTACTAGAGCTATTACTATGGACAATGATAATAGCTTTATTGCAGGAAGTGACGGCAATAATAATGGGGACTTTAAGTGGTACACAGAAGACCCTGGGCAGTACTTTAAAGTTGCAGGAGGTACCGGAAATGCTACTATGTATGGAGTGAATAGTCAATTTACTATGCATGGGCAGGCAACTGTAGCAGGGGCATCGACTACTCCTTTGTATATGTATAACGATGGCAGGCTATACCTATCTAATACAGCAGAGGCAACAAGTCTTTCGGACAGCTCTGTATCCCTCACAGTTAAAGGTGGAGCAACAGTAGCTAAGAACTTATACGTAGGTGGAACAATCTACGAAAGTTCTGCAAGAGAATTAAAAGAAAATATTAAACCAATTATGGGGGCCTTAGGCAAGGTTCTCAAACTCGAAGGTGTTTCTTACAATAAGAAATCCAACGGGCAAAAGGAGTTGGGACTCATCGCAGATGATGTCCTGGATGTTATTCCTGAAGTAGTCAGCTCGAAAGACGGCAAAGCAGAGGCTCTACATTATAGTAGATTAACTGCCGTTCTAGTGGAAGCTGTTAAGGAATTAACGAATAAAGTAGAGTCTCTAGAAGCGCAACTACAAAGGAGCTAAGCAAATGGCTGCAGGAAAGCACGATATAACACTAGAGCAAGGTGCTACCTACAACATGCAAGTCAGAGTTGAGGAGAATGGTTCTCCAGTCGACATTACCAACTATACTTTCGAATCTCAGGTGAGGAAATCTCACTATTCGTCAGATGTGGCGGCATCATTTACTACTAGTTTAGTAAATGGGCCAATGGGGTCTTTTAATATTTCATTAACAGATACCCAGACAGATGCATTAAATCCGGCATTTACACATGTGTACGACGTTGAGGTTACTTCTGATACTGGTACAGTTACTCGAATTATCGAGGGAACTGTTACAGTATCTCCTGGAGTTACTCGATGAGTATTACGGTAACAGTCACTGAAACTATTAGTAACGTAACGGTTACTAATAATGAGACCATAGCAACAACGATAGCAGGTATAGGAGAAGCACAGTATCTTGCTTTCTCCCCACATGGCACTATAACCGCTACTAATGTACAAGCTGCATTAGAACAAATAGCGGATCAACAATTTGTGCAAGACGACGCCCCAACTACAGCGTCTGAGGGTGACCTCTGGTATGACACGAACGATAACCAAATGCTGGTTTATCGGGAGACATCGCCAGGTACCTTGGATTGGAGAGTCTTAGCCCTAGCGGGCGGAGACATTCCAGTAGGAGGAGTGTACGATTACACAACAGTTGATATGGAGTCCCTAGACGGGGGGAACTATTAATTTTAACCCGATATATATCGGATCTCACACGACTCTATATAGAGTATTGAGGACAATTAAATGGCAAATTTAATAAAAATAAAACGTACCACGGGATTACTCCCGCCGGGTACAAACGCAACGGAGTTTGGTTTACTATCTTATTCAGATGGAAATGAAACTCTATATATTACTAAAGCTAACGGGAACATAACAGAACTCGGCGGACAAGGTAAATTCTTTAAACTTGATGAATCATCTAACGTAATTCTGCAGGACTTCCTAATAGGTACTGCGGACGCTGCTAGTGGTAATTCTCGTGCGATGCGCTTTAAATCAGAGGGGAGCTCTAACAGTTACGATGTTAGTTTATTCACCTCTGGAACCGATTTCGTAGTATATGATTCTGAAAATACTACAAATCAATTAGTAGTTCGTTCCGATGATGGAACAGGAGCTACTTATGGTACAGATTCCAAGTATGGTTATAGCTTAAATGGTACAGTTGTACTAGATAAGAAAGATGTTAATAGTAAGATTAGTTTACTTAATATTGACTATATTAGCAATACTGGAACAGGAAATGGAATTAGTATTAGTACTGGCGATGCAGGTTACTCAGTAACTTCTGCAGCAAACGTAGCCTTAACGGCCAACGGGGCAGCTGGGACTATTACTTTAGATTCTACAAGTGGTAAGGTAATACTAGATGGTGGTGAAAATGGCACAGGTGCTGTTCAGCTAATAGCTAGTAATAGTACTGGTGCTGCAACTGTTAAGATCGATTCAAATGGTACTTCTTCACAAGCAATTGATATTACCTCACAAGGTGGTATCGATGTTAGTGCTTTAGGTACTATTGATCTAACCTCTACTAATAATGGCTCTGCTGTTACTATCCTTGAAAACGGTGGTACCTCTGGAACTATTTTAGTACAGGCTCAGAAAGGTACTAGTGTAGACTCAGTAAAAGTTGACTCAGTAGCTGGTGGTGTAACTATCAGTTCAACAGGTAATCAAGCTGATGCTGTATACATCCATACGGATGGTGGTACGAGTGATACTATACGTGTTCACTCTGATCAAGGTACTTCCGCTACAAGTGGCAGCGCTTCGGTTCAACTATCTTCCGATGCTGGTGGGGTAAACTTATACTCTACAGGTAACGTTGCAGATGCTATTAAGCTGCACGCGAATGGTGGTGCGTCTGAAACGATCTCTATCCTGTCTAATCAAGGCACAGGGGATACTTCTGTAAGCATTCAATCAGATGTTGGTGGCGTTAAGATAGCTTCTAACCGAGATGGTGCTAACGCTATTAACCTACAGGCTAATGGCGGTACAGATGATACAATTGTTATTGAGAATACTCAAGGCACTGGAGTTGGAGCAATTGAGCTCAAAACTTTAGCTGGCGGTATTAACTTAAATAATGATGCAGCAGGTAAGAACATTACTGTTAATTCAGCAGGTGGTGTAGACATTGATGCGACAGGTACTGTTTCTATCGATGCCAACTCTATTGTGTTAAACTCAGCTACGGCCTTAGATTTAGGAGCTACGGACTTAACGTTCAGTGCAGCTACTGAAATTAAGACTACAGCAGGTGCTTTAACTCTGGATGGATTCTCGGGTATTCAACTACGCAAAGCGGGTGGTTTAGAATTTGAGGTCAATGGTAATGGTGATGTTATTGTACATGGTACAGGCGGAACTAGAGCAGATCCTAACTTTGATGTTAAAGGTTGGACTCGTTTAAGAGGTGCAGTTACTTTTGGTAATCTAGAATTCGATGGTAGTAATACTATTGAAGCTATTTCTGGTAATATCAATATTAACGCATCTGCTGCGGGCGAAGTTAATATTAATAAAGTTGATATTAATGACGGTACTCTTACAAGTGTTGTTCTAGATAGTTCTACTATTACGGACAATAACCTTGTATACTCAAAAGGTGATCTTAGTGTTCCTGCTAGTGCACACACTGCTACTTCATCTGGTGCAGGTAACAAGACTTGGACGTTCGGAGGCACTCATGGGCTTACTGAAGGTATGTCTGTTAAGATTGGTGCTGAAGTAACTACGGTTACTTCTGTAACTTCGGGTACAGTACTAGTAGTTACAGACGATATCTCATCTGCCTTTAGTAACCAAACCATCTTTAAAGACCCTGATCTATTCAAGGTTTCAGGTGGTTCAGGTATTACTAAATTATCAGTAGATAACTTAGGTAATTTGGATGTAGCGGGCAACACTGTAATTGGGGGCAACTTAACAGTTAATGGCGACATGACTACTGTTAACTCAACCGTGGTTACTATTGATGATGCTACTTTCCGTATTGGAGGAGATGAAACTCCTACTTCGGCTACCACTAATGATCTAGGAATTGTATTCCCATACTTTGATACTCAAGCACGAATGGGCTTCATGGGTTGGGACGATAGCAGAGAAAGCTTCATATTTGGTGCAGACCATGTTGAAGGTGCTACTATCAGTACAGTTCAAACAGCTCCAATTTCTGCTAAAGAGATTAAGTTGGGCGATAGTGAAACCACTATGGTTAACAGATCTGAGCAATGGCAGAAGGTGTATGAAGAGCTTTGGGTTAACCCAATTGGCGAAGCAGCACTATCTGGAGAAAGAGAAGTACCTTCAGCCTTGGACGCTACACACTTAGGAAAACACTTAACAGTAGTTTCCGATGGTGCTAGCGGGTACAAGTTTGAGATGTCTAATACGTTAGACGGCGGGACTTACTAACCAGTGACCTTAAAGGGGGGCAGCGGATTCGTTGCCCCCTTTTTTACGTCTGACGAAAGAAAAATAACTCTTGACAATTTGGTCAAAGTTGCGTATAATTGATTTTAAAAATAGAGCTGTAAAAACTTACCCAGCTACAAAAGAACTTAGAAAAAGGAACTGTTGAATACAGTATATAGGAGCTCAATATGGCAAGACAAAATCTGATTAAGCACATTAGATCTGCCGTTCAACACAATATACCTTCTACAACTCAATTAGAGCTGGGGGAGATAGGGCTCAATACGCATGATGGAAAAATATTTATCCATCAAACAGACGGAGTAACCCCTAGTATATCTGAAATTAGTATTGGAGAAGTATTCCAGCTAACTAATTTTAACGGGCACGTTCATTCTGTGTCAATTACAGGACAACAAGCTTACAATTTAATAAAGGACGGAACTACTATAGCAGTACGTTCTAGTACTGCTGCTAGCCACTTTCATGATGTTACTATTTCATACGACGCTGCAAACAAGACATTTGTTGCAGACACTATATCAGAACATGTAGGACATACTTTTGCTACCAGTGGTGGAGGACTTCCCGCACAGTCATCTAATAGTGGTAAATTTTTATCAACAAATGGTACTACAACTTCTTGGCAAAATCTTCCATCGACATTAACGGTCAAAGATGTTAGTGGTACTAATGTAATAACTGATGTATCCGAGATACGATTTGACGATGGAACTGGCTTTAATGTCACAGATTTAACAGGTGGAGCCGTTAAGGTATCTTTAGGTTCTCATTGGAAAGACCTGCTTATTGCTGGACAAACTACACTATCTCCTTCAGGAGAAGAAAGTCTACAAATTGTGGCAGGTAATAACGTTGTTATTACTACCGACAGTAGTACTACTCCAAAGCAATTAATCATAGGTCTAGAGGACGGGCATACTAATAGCTTTAGTACTTCTCAACCAGCGAACCCTACTTTAGGAGATGAGTGGTGGGATACCGACGACTCTTTACTCTATAAATATATTCAAGACTCTGCCGGAGTTTCTCAGTGGTTCCCAGTATCTGGAGGAGGTGGTGGGGGTGCTAGTGAAATTATCACTGTCGAGTACATTACCATTGCGGGGGATACAACGTTTGCGGCTTTATATGACACACTAAGTGACCATGTAAACGTATTTTATAATGGTATGAAACTGCCTGAAGTGGATTACACCGCAACCTCTGGTACATCTGTTGTACTATCTGATCCAGCTTTAGTTGATGACATCGTCACTATCGAAGTCATCAAAGCCCTTAACCTTGCTAATGGTTCTGACATTACAGAACACGAATATGTTGCTACATCTGGTCAAACAGACTTTGTAATACCTAATGGGGGATATAATAGGGCTGTTGATAACTTAGAAGTATTCATTAATGGTATTAAGTTATTAGGTTCTGTTGACTTTACATACACCGATGGAACAAATGTTGTTCTTACAGATCCAGCTGATCTCGATGATGAAGTAACAATTATTCATATTAAGATTATTGCTTTAGCTTCTGTTGTTAATAATACAGGCACTTCCGCAATCATTCCTGCTGGATCTACCGCGGACAGAGATGCTTCTCCAGAGGCTGGTTACCTTAGATGGAACACAGATTTAAATTCAACCGAAGTTTATAATGGAAGTACATCTTCTTGGGATAAAGTTGGTTTCATTGATGCCGAAGAGATTGAAGATATCGTTGGTACAATGGTTGATGCCAACACCGAAACAAATATTGTTGTTACGTATAACGATACTACCGGCAAATTAAACTTTGCTGTTGCTGACTTTGCACATACCCATGCAATAGCAGATACAACAGGATTACAAACAGCCTTAGATGGTAAGGTTGATGATTCACAGGTGTTGACTAATGTACCTTCTGGTGCTGTATTTACAGACACTGAAACCACTACAACACTATCTATTGCTACTAACATTCTTTCTTATGTAGATGAATTAGGCGCAACAACAAACTTAGATTTATCTCTGTACTTAGATGACACCAACCTAGCTTACATCGCTAGTGGTGCCTTAAATGGGTCAACTGGTATTGCCACGTTCACAAGAAGTGACGCTTCAACTTTCACAGTTGATTTAAGTGCTTTATTAGATGATACGAGTGTTACTGTAAACAATACATTAACAAGTACAAGTACAACTGAAGCGTTAAGTGCTAATCAAGGTAAAGTCTTAAAAGGTTTAGCTGATGGTCTTGAAACTAGAGTTGCATTAAATGATGCCAAGGTATCTAATGTTGCACATCCTTTAGTTGAAACAGCAGTCCCGGTAGGAGCGGTATTCACTGATACAATATATACACATCCTGCAGCCCATAGTATTTCAGAGGTTACAGGACTTCAAGCAGAATTAGATAACATAAGGGCCGAAGCTGTCGCGATGGCAATTGCATTAGGATAATAAGATATGGCAAATACATTTAAAAGAAAGACTGTAGCAAACATTGATACAACTTTGGTAGCGGTATATACGGTTCCGGCAAGTACAACAACAGTAGTTCTTGGTTGCACATTAGCTAACATTTCAAGTTCAAGCATTACTGCAAGTATTAGATTGGTTAACTCGGGTGATGACACGTACATCATTAAAGACATTCCTATTCCTTCAGGCTCTTCAGTAGAGGTTATGGCAGGCAATAAAGTAGTAATGGAGCCTAGTGATATTCTACAAGTACAAGGATCCATTATTAATTCACTTGATGCTACTTTAAGCATTATGGAGATGGGTTAATGCCATACGTAGGTAGAACTCCAACCCCGTCACCGGTTACTATTGATGATATTCCAGCCAATAGTATTGATGCATCTAAGATTGTTGATGGTTCGATTGAACTAGCGGATATAGCAGATAATTCTATTACCGATGCTAAGTTAAATTCAACTAAGTTAGATGGCATAGCCGATAGCGCTAATAATTATAGTCACCCTACTACTCACGCTACAGCGGATATAGCAGACAATGCTATTACAGACGCTAAGTTAAATTCAACTAAGTTAGACGGCATAGCCGATAGCGCTAATAATTATAGTCATCCAGCTGCTCATACAGTTTCTGAAGTAACAGGTCTTCAAGGTTTACTTGATGGTAAGACAACAGAGACATATGTTAATACTCAGGTGGCGGCTCTTGTTGCTTCATCTCCAGCTACTTTAGATACATTAAACGAATTAGCGGCGGCCTTAGGTAATGATCCTAACTTTGCCACCACAGTAACTAATAGTATTGGTACTAAGCTACCTCTCGCAGGTGGAATAATCACCGGGAACTTAGAAGTGTCTACAGCTTCATCAGGTTACATTAAATCTACTGCAGTTGGTGATCACTTTCCGGGTATTAATATTAAAAGATCTGGTGGAGTATCAAAAGCCGATTACGAATGGTCTATGCAATTGGGAAGTGGCGGTAATTTAAATATAAGAGATTTAACTAATAACTATTATCCAATTATAATGAATAATACAGGTGACACTTATATTGGTAACGGTACTGCCGGGTCTGGTATATCCACAATGGTTATTAAAGAATTGGGAAGTGTTGGTATAGGCACCAACTCGCCATCTTCTAAATTAGATATTAGATCAGATAATAGTCAATATCCACTAAAACTGGTTCATAATATAACTGATCCAGCGCTGGACTATTATTTCGCTCAGATCATTGATGGTAACTTCTCAGGTGTTTCTGCCACGGGCGGAGATAGAGAACAAGGTGGTTTGTTTATTGATGTAGACTCAAGTACAACAGGTGGTGATACAACTAATGAACATAGAGTATATGGGCTTAATGTTGATACTAGAGCTACGGGTGATAGTGATTTAGTATATGGTGGTAGATTTGTAACAGAATCCGTGCTTGATTCAGTAGGATCAACTACTGAATTAAAGGGTATAAGCTCACAAGTATATGCTAGAAACTCAGCAGGTACAGTGACCAATCTTTACGGTTCTTCTACATTTGCTTATATAGATACAACTGGTACTGGTACTGTTACCACCGCCTACGGGTCATATAATAAAGCGGCCACCCTCGTAGGACATACTGGTAATGTAGGAACTATCCGAGGAGTTTTTGGAGAAGTAGAATCAAATGGTTCTAGTACAATTTCAACGGCAAGAGGCTTTGAATCCCATATTGATAGTAATGCAGGCACAATAACAAACGGCCAATTATTCTATGGCTCTTATGCCATATCGGCTGGAACTGTTACAAACGCTTATGGCTTACACATCAATGGTGAAGATAAGAACTACCTTAGTGGCAAGCTAGGTATTGGTACTACGAGTCCTGGCTCTAAGTTAGATGTTTTTGGAGATGTTAGTGTGGGTAACCCTAACTTCGGTCTAACCCTAGATGGCGTAGGCGCTGGTGCTGGCCTCAGTGGCACAAATATACATTTCAATGGTAACACTACCACTCCTACGGTAAGGGCAGGGCACAGTTCATATGGTGCTTCAGGTATACTCCATAAGTGGGGTGGGGATATAGCCTTTGTCAACAAGACAGGAGTTGTTATAGCAGAGGATGCAGTTGAAGAACGTATGCGCATCACCTCAGCAGGTAACGTTGGTATTGGAACAGACGATCCAAGCGCTTCTTTACAAGTCGGAAATGCAGCTGATCAACACGAATGGATTACCGTAAACTCACTCGGTGGATATTATTCTGGAATTAAATTAGCTAGAGGTGCGGGAGATTGGTCTTCAACTGGTAATAATAACTATGGTATGTTAGTTACTGATGGTGGATTTGAAATTTCTAAGTTCACAAATAAAGGTAACAATACCAATGGCCGAGACACGTTTTTAGTATTAGACGATACCGAAGTTAATGTTGAGAAGCCATTTGGTTTATTATCGGCTGCTTCTGATCCTACTGGAACTAGAGCTGGACAGCTTTATTATAATAGCTTTGGTCAAAAAGTAAAATTTTATGACGGATCAACGTGGCAAGATGTAAGCTCTGATGGAATTATAAAATCAAATTTGTTATTACATTGGGATATGACTAATGGTAGTAGTTATTCTGGTTCTGGTAGTACAGTGAATGATATAAGCGGAAACGGATATAACGGAACTATTCAAGGAAATCCTACATATAGCAGTTCAAACAATGGCTATATGATATTTGATGGTTATGGCGATTATATTAGTTCTTCCTTTACAGCTCCTGCAGGAGCAAGAGCTTTTGGCATGTGGGTATATTATAGCAGTACAACACAACCAGCTGGTGAAAGTTTCCAATTGCAAGGAATCCAGGCAGGAGGAGGATACACTTATCAAGGGATCAAAGATGGAGGCAATGTATATTTCTATATTGGTACTGGAACAGGTGGAGAAATTAGCCATCAATTATCATCTGGACAATGGTATTATCAAGTTTTAACTTTTGATGGAAGTAGTTATGCGGTATATGTAAATGGTTCGTTAATTCAGTCTGGATCAGCATCTTCTGGTACAACCTCCACCACTTTTCAAGCGGCGGCAATTAATGTTAACCATCGTTTATACGGCTATGGATCTGAATGGCAATTCTATGGACAAAATTTGACTTCGGCCGAAGTCCAACAAAACTTTAATGCTGGAAGAGGTAGATACGGAATATGATAACTATAGAATATAAAATTAATGATTTAATTGTTCAAAACGATGAATCTAATTTAAATGTAGTAAGAAAAGTTGACTATACACAAATTTTTAGTGATGGTTCAAGCTTTTACGAAGTAAACAATGTATTAGATATGAATCCTCCTTCTTCTGGTTTTACTCAATTTGATGATTTAACTAAAGACCAGATTATTTCTTGGATTGAATCAAAGATATTTGATGGTCCGCAAAATAGAGAATGGCATTTAAAAGAAGCAGAAAGAGTTCTTTCAGAAAAACCTTTAATGTCTAAAAAATTAGACGGAGTAACAGATGGCAACTAAAGCATCACACCGTGGCAGGAAGTAGCAATAGAAGTATAAATAGATCAATAAGGAGTAAACCCCAATGGCATTAACTAAAGTAACAACTGGTGGTATCAAAGATGGTACTATCACTAATGAAGACATCAGTGCAACCACTAGCATATCACAGGATAAACTAGCGGCAACTCCTGGTGCATCTTCAATTGCTTCTGGTTTAATGATCCCTGCTGATAAGAATAAATTAGATGGTGTTGCTGATAATGCTAATAACTATTCCCACCCAAGTGCTCATACAGTTTCAGAAGTAACAGGTCTTCAAGGTTTACTTGATGGTAAGACAACTGAAACATATGTTAATACTCAGATTACAAATGTTATTGGAGCAGCCCCAGCAGCTTTAGATACATTAACCGAGTTAGCAGCAGCCTTAGGTGATGATGCTAATTATGCAGCGACAGTGACCACTGCGTTAGCAGGTAAGGTTGATGATTCACAAGTTTTAACCAATGTTCCTTCTGGTGCTTTGTTTACAGATACTAATACTACATATTCAGTTGGAGATGGTGGGTTAACTCAAAAGAACTTTACTACTGCTGATAATACTAAGTTAGACGGTATTGAAGCTGGTGCTAATGTTACTGATACAACTAATGTAACTGCAGCAGGTGCTTTGATGGACTCTGAGGTAACTAATCTAACTCAAGTAAAAGCTTTTGATTCTACTGATTATGCTACTGCTGCTCAAGGTGCTACAGCTAATGCAGCATTACCTAAAGCAGGTGGCACTATGACTGGCGATGTATCACTAGGTGATAACGTCAAGGCTAAGTTTGGTGCTAGTGATGATTTACAGATATATCACGATGGTACTGATAGTCTGATTAAAGATATAGCACAAGGTAATTTAGTCTTAACGTCTGATGGTACTGGGGTAATGATAAGAAATCACGCTGAAACTAAAACGATGGCTAACTTTAATACTAATGGTTCAGTCCAGCTAAGACACGATAATTCTACAAAGTTTGAAACAACCTCTACTGGTATTGATGTTACTGGTAGTGTTACTGCTAATTCATTTAGTGGAAATTCATCTTCTCAATTGGATATTTCTTCCGGTATTGGAATGAGGCACGCCACCCCCTATATAACAATGGGTACCGGCGGCTATTCCGAATCTGGCAGTAGATATTTCCAAAGCCCATATTTCACCAATGGAATTGGCAATCAGGGAGTTGACATAATTATGCCTGCTAATAGTTTTTGGACGAGTGGTACTATAATACTAAGTGCTGCTTACTCTCACCAGAATCAAGCTGGCCGCAAAAAATATGAATTTACTTATAACCACAATGGTGCAGGCAATTATGGAGAAACATGGTCACTAGATGGGGTGAATAACACGGGTACAAGTTCCTTTGCAGTAACTCCGTGGGCATGGGACTCAACTAATAACTGGCATGTCTTGAAGATACGTAAATCTAATACTTACGGTAATAGTATAGGAGTAAGAGTAGATCTAGATCAAACAGCACACAATTACTTACCAAATATGTATATGACTAGTTTATATACATACTAAAGGAGTCTAATATGTTTTATTTTATATACAATAACGAAAAATTCACATTTAATCCTAACTTGCTAATACCATGTCCTGAATTTGACCCAGAGGGAAACCCTATTGATGGTTATGGTCAAACACTGAAAGAATTTCTAGGCATGTCAGACGCAGAAGCCATAACGGCTGTATTAGAGGGAAACTGGAATAATGTCCGGTATGAAAGAGATTTGAAATTAAAAGAGTCTGATTGGACTCAAGGTGCTGATGTTCCTGACAACATTAAATTAGAATATCAGATATACAGACAGGGATTGCGTGATGTAACAACACAAACTGACCCTCTCAGTGTAATTTGGCCAATAAAACCAGGAGAAGCAATCTAATGCCTTACATAGGAAACAGTCCAGCTAACATTGGTAATTATCAAATCGTTGATGACATAAGTGCTTCCTTCAACGGTGTACTAACAACATTTGCTTTAACAGCGGCAACACAAACTATTAACCCCGCTAAGTCAGGACAGTTATTAGTAAGCATTAACGGTGTATTACAAGAACCTGATGACACAGGTACTGAAGGCTTCTTAGTCTCAGGATCAAACATTGTATTCTCATCAGCTCCTGCAACCGGATCAACCTTCTGGTGTGTATTCCAAGGTCAGAATGTAGATATTGGTATACCTAGTGATGACACAGTTGGTATTACCCAACTAAGTGCTACTGGTACACCAAATACCTCTACATTCTTAAGAGGGGATAACACTTGGGTAATACCAACAGATACAGATACTACCACAACATTATCAGTTGCTGCTAACATATTAACATATACAGATGAAGATGGCTTGGCAACTAATATTGATTTAAGTTTATACCTTGATGATACCAATGCGGCTTATATTGCTTCTGGTTCATTAAACGGATCAACCGGTGTTGCTACATTTACACGAAGTGATGCTACATCATTTGATGTTAACATGAGTGCATTTTTAGATGACACAACAGTAACGGTTAATAATACTTTAACAAGTACAAGTACAACAGAGGCGTTAAGTGCAGCACAAGGTAAGGCATTAAACACTAGAGTTCTATTGAATGATGCTAAAGTATCTAATGTTGCACATCCTTTAGTTGAAACAGCAGTTCCTGTTGGAGCTTTGTTTACTGATACTAACACTACATATTCAGTTGGCGATGGTGGGTTAACTCAGGTTAATTTTACTACTGCTGATAATACTAAGTTAGATGGCATAGCTACAAGTGCTAACAACTATACACATCCAGCGACTCACCCAGCTTCAATGCTGACAGGTGCTTTACCTGCAATTGATGGTAGTGCTTTGACTGGTATTGATGCTGTTGTAGTAGGTACTACGCTACCTAGCCCAGTATCTCCTGAAGGTTCTTTATTTTATAAGTCTGATAATGATATTTTCTATATTAGTAATGGTACCCAGTGGAACTTAGTATCTAATGCAAATCCTGCTACAACAGGTGGCACAGTAACTATTGGTGCTTTATCTGAAGGTGGTACGTTCTCATATAATCTAGGTATTGATTTTACAGATGATGTAGATACTGATGCTCAATTAACATACACCTTAGTATTAGGAACTATGCCTACAGGCTGTGTGTTACCTAGTCTAGGCAATTCAGCATTGACAGGCACCGCTGGAAATGTATCAAGTAACACTAATTATACTTGGACTATTAAAGCTACTGATACTTCAGGTGGCACAGCTACTCAGAATTACCAACAAACAATTAACACAGTCGCTGCAACTACAACAGGTGGCACAGTAACAATCTCAGCAGTAAATGAAGGTTCATCCGCGTCTTACGATGTAGATACAAACTTTACATTTACTGCAGGTTCTACTTTCTCAGCTTACAGCTTGGCAAGTGGTACTTTACCTTCAGGTTTAAGTCTTAATACCTCAACAGGTGTTATTTCAGGAACTATGGGTCAAGTAGCAAGTACAACAGCATATTCATTCACTATTAGAGCTACAGATACAGACGGTGATACTGCTGACCAAGCGTATTCGTGGAGTATTGTTATCGTACCTAGGGGAACAACTTCAGGGTCTCCTGCATCAACCCCTGCAGATGTTAGGGCAGACAATTCATCTGCTAGTAATGGTATGTATTGGTACACAGACGGAACTAATACATATCAGGCTTACACAAAGTTTGATTGGCATGAGAGTAGTCATTGGATTTTAGTTTTAAAAGTACACGCTAGGGGTGATATGCCATCAGGCTCTTCGTATTGGACTAATAGTACAACAAATAACGATACAGACTCCAATATAACAGGTGGCTCATGGGCTAAATATAAATCATGGAACTACTACAGCTTTAACAGAGTCTTGTTAGATATGAACGGAACCGTGCCTTGTATTATGGTGTACACTACAAGTAGAACCATGTACAACGCCATGCAAAACAATTCTAGTGCTGCCTTTGGTGGGCTAGGGTGCAATTCAACAAACCCAACATATACAGGTATACAATATATAGATAGTGGCTTTATATACTCAGGTTCAAGTTTCTCTCTACAGACAGGCCATGAGAGACACATTCAGAAATATGGTATAAACTGTTTTGCTAATACCTCTACCAACAGCACCACCGATAACGCATCGCTAAGTTCAGTGGGTCGGGCAGGAGCAAGGGTTGGCGCAGCGATGGACGAAGGGGGTTATACATTTGGGGCGAGTAACGCCTCTAACGGCGGCTCTGACTCAGGTTTTGGTTTCGGTGGTTGCGCAGGAAACGCCCCACGGACATGGTCTTGTGGGTATGGAGAGTGGAACACGTCTGCTGTTGTCAACACACTACCGGGAAGACTTTGGGTTAGATAAAAAAAGGAAATATTATGGTGGATATTATAAAAGTAAGAGTTGTTTTAGAAAAAAACTACAAAGACAAAGCGTGGGAGATACCTGATGCTGCTATTAGTTATTCTGAGGTTATTTGGATTGACAAAGATATTGCGCCAACAGACGCAGAAATTGAGACGCAATACCAAGATATCGTAGATAATAGTTATAAAACGGAACATTCTCGTAATAGAAAGCCCGTTTATCCAAGCACCGATTCTTTGGTGGTTGCTCTTTGGGAGAAGTTGGTTGAATTAGACGGATTATCTTCAACGGCTATAGATGAAATTCAAGAAGAAAGGGTTAGTATTAAAGAGAAATTTCCTAAGCTTATAGCAAAGTTAGACACCCCACTACAGGGTGCTGTGGCTGTCGAAGAAGATACTTTTACTTAGCTTATGAACATAGTTATTGTTGGTGGTGGAACAGCGGGTTGGCTAATGGCTTTGTCTATTATAAAGACCCAAGGTTCAACTCATAATGTGACTCTGATAGAGTCTAAGAAGATAGGCATTGTTGGTGCGGGTGAGGGGGCAACACAGATGTTGCATGACTTTGTATCGGGCACATGGTTTGACATAGGTATCGACATAAAGGAGTTTATAGAATATTGCAACGTAACACCAAAGATGGGCATAAAACACGTTAATTGGACGGGTGACGGGTCTTCTTACTTTGCTCCACTAGATGGCTCATCAACTTCGGGATTATCCCCTGATACAGAGTTCTGTGAGAACCTAATAGTAAATGGTGACAAATTCCATCTAGCATCTGAAATAGGTAGGAAATACGAAGCAAAAGAGCCTATTAACGTGAGCTACCACTTTGATGCTTTTAAAGTTGGGGAATTTTTCGCAAAACATGCTATAAAAGCAGGTGTTAAAGTAATAGATGCTGAGATTTATGGGGTTAAAACTGATAACGGTGAAATTATAAGTTTATTAGATACTGACAACAACACCCATGAAGGTGATTTTTTTATAGACTGTAGTGGGTTTAAAAGGGTATTGTGTGGGGCTATGGATATTCAGTGGGAGTCTTACGAGAAAAACTTACCTGTTGATAGCGCAATAGCATTTCAGATGCCACTTACAGACGACTATGAGCCTGTTACAACTGCCACCGCAATGGATTCAGGGTGGTGTTGGAAAATACCAACTACAGAAAGATTTGGGTGTGGTTATGTTTACTCCTCTAAGTTTATAACAGATGCTAAAGCTGAAGAGGAATTGAGAGCAAAGTTTGGTGACGTAGAAATTCTTAGAAAATTCAAGTTCACTTCAGGGCGTTCAGAAGTTTTATGGAAAAATAACTGCCTAGCTTTAGGATTGTCAGCCGCATTTGCAGAGCCTTTAGAAGCTACATCTATACATACAACTATCATCCAAGCAATGTCTTTTGTTATGGAACACTTACAAGAAACCAAGAAAGAAACATGTAATCAATATAGAATCAATCACTATAACAAAGAAATGATAAAGTTGTACGATGACATTAGAGATTTTCTTGTAGTACATTACACAGGTGGTAGAGATGACACAGAGTTTTGGAGGCATGTGAATAGCGGAGATACTTGGACAAAAACAGTTAAATATATGTTGTCTATTAGCAAAACATCTGTTCCATCAGCCCTAACTTTAGAGCATTATTTTGGGTGTTCAGGTGTCATGTTGTGGAATTGGATTTTGGCAGGACTAGGTCACATTGATAAAAACAAAGCGAGCAACTCATTAAAAAGATTTAAAGGGTAAGAAAAACATAAGAGGGTGAAATACCCTATTCAAATTCAAATCATTATAAATAACTGTATAAAGAAAGGAGACAACAATAGATGAGTAAGTCAAGACTATTTTCCCAACTACTTGGATCTGACGGTAAGGTCAAAGAAGGTAATGTAAAAGAATTAGTTGCCCATGCAGGTGACGTAGAAACCAAATCGTTTGGTTCTTCATCTCTTGTACCGGTCCTTACAGTTAATCGCCAAGGTAAGATCACAGCGATATCAACTACAGCAGTTGCTGGAGTTGACAATATAAACTTTAATGGGACCTCGGGAGACCTAACTGTTAATACTTCAGATGGTACCACACATACGGCAAATATCGGAGCCTTTATTGACTCTAAAATATCAGCATTAGTCGGAAATGCTCCTGCCTCAATGGATACACTAGCAGAAATTGCTGACTCCCTTGGCGACGATCCAGATTACGCCACAAATTTAAACATACAAGCAATGAATACGGCAGCGTCTATCATTGACTTGCAAGACAAATACATAACAGAACACGTATAAAAAGGAGAACATTATATGCCTACAATTCAAGAATCCTTAGATGCTTTAGTTACCCAAACAACGGGATTAACTAATACGGTATCGGGTAGAATTACCGATATGGATGGTAAGATTACCCAAGCTAACTCAGCACAGGTAGCGGCTGAAACAGCTAAGACTAATGCAGAGATTGCTGAAACATCGGCACAAACAGCACAGAGCTTAGCAGAGACTGCAAGAGATGTGGCATCTACTGCAAAGGTTGATGCTCAAACAGCTAAATCAGATGCATTAGCGGCTCAGTCAGCGGCAAGTGCAGCACAGACATCTGCTGAAGCGGCAAGAGATGCTTCAATTGCAGCGGATGTATCTGCTTCAACTAATAGAAGTGATTCTATTACGGCTAAGAATGCTTCTGTTGTTGCCCAAGGATTATCTGAAACTGCAGAGGTGAATGCTGCAACAAGTGCTGCAGCTGCTAATTCACATAAGACTAAAGCTGGTCAATGGGCAGATGCTGCTGAAGATACTTCGGTTGAAACTGGTAAATATAGTGCTAAACATTGGAGTGCAAAAGCTGCAATTGAAAATACTGCAGCAGGCGTAAGTGAAAATAATGCATTGGCAAGTAAGAATGCTGCTAGTGCCTCTGAAGGTGTTGCAACCACTAAGGCATCTGAATCAAGTGCTTCGGCAAGTGCTTCGGCATCTTCTGCAAGTACTGCAACCACTAAAGCTAGTGAAGCATCTGCTTCAGCCAATACTGCTGCAACCCAAGCAGGTATATCAACTACTAAAGCTAGTGAAGCATCAAGTTCTGCTAGTGCTGCAGCTTCAAGTGCTTCAAGTGCTTCAAGTGCTGCAACGACCGCGGTTAATGCTGTTATTGATACCGCCCCTGCTAACCTAAATACATTGAATGAATTGGCTGCTGCTCTTGGAGATGATGCTAATTATGCATCTACAACAACTACAGCTTTGGGTAATAGATATACTAAGGCTGAGACTGATGCTATATTTACAGATTATTCTCCAAAAGTTGTTATGGCGGGGTATAACAACTCGAGTAATCAAAGTTCGAATGTCTGGACAGATATTACATTGAATTGGTTCGAAACCCCTCCTGATACCAATTACATAACAGTATCAGGAAATACGGTTACATTTGATGTTCCTGGAGTATATTCGATAGATTACTTCGCTATGTCACACGACAACGATAGATACTATGCCCATCATAGAATTAATGGTGCGGTATATCACCATACTCACACTTACGGAACACAATGGATGGATCATAACTTCAGCCTTGCTCATAAATTTACGGCAGGGGAGTTTGTTGGTTTTAGCGTTTACAAGAGTGGTAGTACCAATAGTTACACTTGGCACCATGGCGGCACATATTCAATGATCACAATTACATATTTAGGAGCAGGATAATGATAAAACTAATAACAGCGCCAGGTCCAGACGGAGGTCCATTCGACGCAGATGGTGTCGCAGCCCAGAACTTGGGTGTTGAGGCGACCAGTTCTGAATTGGAGGCTGAAAAGCAAAGACTCATTTTAGAATGGCAACTTGATCAATACACAAGGGATAGACAATACCCTTCATTAGAAGAGCAAGCTGATATGGCTTACTGGGATAGAAAGAACGGTACTACAACACTTGATGATGCTTTAGACGCAGTTAAGGATGCTTATCCTAAGCCTATATAATGAGTAGAATAAGACAATTAGCAGAATTTGACTTTTACAATAAGTCAGAAACCGACGGTAAGGTAGTAGAACTATCTCCGCCAACAGATTTAAGTGATTACTATACGAAATCACAAACGGACTCTAACATTGTAACGTTAAGTCCTCCAACTGATTTATCAACGTATTACAATATGGGTCAGGTCGACTCAATTATAAATA